CGCCACAGGCAGCACCGAGCCAGAAGGGCTGCGGCAGCTGTCCGGCGTTGCGCACCATCACGGGGACGTTACCGAGATGGTCAATTTCGCCGCATCTCTTGATTTCGCAAAATCGTTTCTGCTCGTATGTAGTGCTTGCCATGATATCCTCCTTACTGCTTTTGCAGGGCTGCTCTTGCCCTGTCAAAGAAAAATTGGATGACCTTGCTCATGGTCTCTTCCGTGATTGCCCAGCTTACCAGCTTGCCCCACCGGCTGTTGTTCAAGTAGGTGCGCAGCATCCTGACGCACCATGCCTTGCGCTCTGCGCCGCGCTTGGTGCCCTGAATCTCCCGCTCCGCTTGGTCGATAAGGTTAAGCACAAGCGTCTTGACCGCTGCGCCGTAGCCCAGACGGATGCCGCCCAAGGCGTAGAAAACGAACCCGCCCAGCATGAGCAGCAGCGCCGCCCATGCGGGAAGAACAGACAAAAGCTTAGTTACTAGTGTTTCCATGTTTGGTTACCCCTTCCATTAAATAGTTGTCGATTTTCGCTTTGCTGGCTTGCATGGCTGCAACGTTGTTTCCGGTCAGCTGCGATTCCAGCAGGGCGCGGACGGCTTCAAGCGTCAGGCGGTTCACCTCGTCAATTTCTCCAAATCGCCCAAGGTCGCGGGTCAGGGCAGCACCATGCTGCAGCTGTCCCTGTTCCAGTGCACCGATGCGCCTTTCCATCTCGTCAAGACGCTTGTCCTGTGCTGCGTCCGGCGCTTGTGCCTTTTTGATGTACTTGTGGATGATGTCCAGCACCTTGTCCAGCGTGATCGCTGCAGCGCACACACTGCCAAGGATGCCCAGCACCCAGATAAGAGCTTGTTTTTCGCTCATGCGCCCTCCCGGAGACGGGTCAGACCCTTCTTTGCAATGATTTTTGCATAGTCCTTGTAGGGCACAGACAAGTCCACGCCGGAAATCTTGCCCGGTATCGCGTCCACAACACCGGGAATCTTGCCCTTGCTGGTGTACTGCCACAAGCCGAACGGCCAGTCCGGTGCAGGCTTTTTGCTGCGGTAGGCTGCAAGCCACACATCGTACTTTTTCAGCGCCGCGCCGGTCATGTACAGGTTATCACGGCCAAAGTACAAACCGGTGTACAGCATGGCGTAAAAGCCCATCTGCTCGATAGCCGCCAGCGCATGCGCTGCAATGTCGGTCAGGGTCTGCTTGTCGAGCGGCGCTTGCACATAGGTGTCCTCAATGTCCACCGCCACAGGAAGCTGCACCGTTTTGCCGGTCAGCATCTGGCGCAGCAGGGCAAGCTCTGCGTCAGCCTCTGCCACGTTGACCGCCTTGCAGTAGTAGTACACGCCGCAGGGGATGCCAAGCCGCTGGCACGCGGCATAGTTGCGCTCAAAGGTAGGGTCAATGTACGGCTTGCTGGGTGCGTCTTTGGAGCTGTTGCCCAGTGCCCGCAGCATCACGCCGGAGACAAGCCCGCTTGCCTTGACCGCATCCCAGTCGATGCGCTTCTGCCAGCGTGAAACGTCCATAATGATATTAGGCATACACTTCCCCCGTTATTTCCTCATATTCCGCTGCGGTCAGGCGGTCGCGGGCTACCAGCATTTGCAGCATAGCTTTGCTCCACATCCCGTTTTCGTAGTTTTTCTTTGCCATATAGTAGCCGTTGCTGCGATCAGTCATGGTATGCGCCCTCCTGTTCTGCGGTATCCTCTACCGGAACGCCCTCCAACAGGCAGAGAAACTCCACCTTTGCTACGGCGTTGGCAAGGTCTGCCGCGCGGTTTTCTTCTTCCTGCCGGGCCTTGATGCTTCCGGTGTTGTGAATAATTTCCATAGAATCCTCCTTAGCCTAACGTAGTCATTTCGCAAGCCGGGGCGCTGCGGTGCGCGCTGATCGCGTACCAGCTGTACACATCGCCGGAACCGTTGACGTAGAAAGCGTGGCAGCCGTTGCCACGAAGCGCAGAGCGCAGCTGCACATTGCGGCCCACAGTACGCTGTGCCAGATCGCGGGTAATGCGCAGGGGATAGGCCTCCAACAGGGCCTGCGGGGTCTTTGCGCCGGTGCGTTCCTTCCAGTAGGGCCAATAGGTGCCCTCACCGGACACCTGCGGGCTGCAATAGATCTCCTGCAGGGAGGGCAGGAAAACCTTGTCATAGGTTACAACGGCGCTGCCGTCATCGGTGACGCTGTTGCCGTAGGTCACGACTTTCACGCGGGACAGGGCATTTTTGAAGTCATCGGAGAAGCCCGCGAGGAAGCCGGGCACGGTGTCTGCCTGATCGGGCTTCATGTCCCACTCGTCCTGCGGAGTCCACCACTCTTTTGCGGGCAGGTCGCTATTGAGGTACTGGCGGTATGCGGACTTATACCACCGGTTGTCGCCGCAGCTAACCGGATGCAAGCCGTTCAGCTTGCCGTTGGGCTTTGCGAGGAACGTGCCGAGATTCATACCCGCGCTGCCAGCAGAGACGTTGCAGGTTTCCAGCAGCTCGCTCTTGTTTTGGTCTTTGTAGACGTACACCTTCCAGCTGGTGGGTGCGGTATCCGGGGCGTTGTAGAAGCCGGTCAGGCGTGCGCCTGCGGGGGCGTTCTTGGTCAGGGTAAACTGGTAGACGGTGCCGTTCTTGACGTTGGTGCCCCAGTCTAAGCCCATCTTGACGTTGTAGGTACCAGCAGCAAGGCCGGATTCTTGCACCACATAAAAAGCCTGATATGCAGAAAACTGGATATCTTCCAGAGATGCGTAGTGCATCTGCAGCACCATTGCGGGTGCGGTGGTGCCGGTCTCACCCTCTGCGGTATCGTCCGGCTGCACCACATCCCAAGGGCAGTCGTAGGATTTGCCGTCCTTGCCGGTGTAGGTGTTGACAAGCTGGGTGCCAACCGGGAAAACTGCCGGTGCGTTACCGGCAGCCACCACGGCCTTGATGCCGTTATAGTCCATCTCTTCCACCACGCCGGTCTGTGCCTGCGCGATCACGCCTAGCGAGCTGGACATACCCAGCAGGGCGGCGGTCATCTGGTCAAGCTTTCTGCCGTTGTCTTTTGCGGTCTTGTCCAGATAGGGGGGCTCGGTTACGAGAGTTCCCGCTGCAGCTACAGTCTCAATGTTATCAGCCATGTGTTTTGCTCCTTTCAACGTTTGACGTATTTTACGCAGATTTTGCCGTCTACAACGACAAATCCGCAGGATTCGAGGGCTGCGGTGCGCGTATCCAGCGCCTGCTCTGCCTGTTCCGCGCGGGTCTTTTCGGCGGTAATGGCAGTGTCCAAGCGCTGCTCCTCGCCCTTGGCGCGGAATGCTTCAGCGGCAATCCCGTCCGCGTTCGCCTGTTCTGCAGCCTTTGCCCGCTCCGTCTCCTCCGTGATTTTAGTGGACAGAGCGCTTTCGGCGGCTTGTGCGCGCTCGACCTCAGCCGCGATGCTGTCGGCGTTGGCCTTTTCCGCTGCCTGTGCGCGAGCGGTCTCGGCGGTAAGGTCATCCCTTACGCCACGGATCGCGTCACCAGTCGCCTTTGCATCCGCCGCCTTGCCGGAGAGGGAGAGGGTGGGGTCGATGATTTTATCGACAACACCTTTGTTTTCATTGACAGCAGATTCAAGGTCAACAATGCCATCCTCAATGTGGTTTAGCTGCGGAGCGGTAAGCACTTCGCCGTTTGCAAAGTTTTGCTTTTGATAGCTCATTGATAAGTTACCTCCTCTTCATTTTCATTGGTTTGTGTAAAAACCGTTTCTGTTTTGGTATCAGTAGGTTCATCGACTGTTGGCGCGGGACTGTATATCAAATTGCTTCCATCCCACAAATAGTCTGTATAAAACCCTTCTGTCATCCCTGACAGGTCATCAAACAAAATCTCATCAGGCGGCAGCGGGTTTGGAATAACGCTTTCGTGGCACCAGCCGCCTGCATACAGCCGCCCATCAGAGCAGACCCTGCACTTGAATTTAAAGTGTTTCATAGTTCTCCTTACATAAAGCCGTATAGTTCCAACGGGCGGCAAACCTTATCGTTTTTCTTAACACCATCAGAAATAGGAACTTCCAAATGTATCACGCCAGTTATAACGTTATTTTTATAGTCGGACGTTCTCTCATTTCCATCTCCAAAAGTGATGCCATTATATGATACTGTTACCTCTCGCCAGTGTACCGTATTCCATGGATACGCATAGGAGTACGTCTGCCCATTAACAGGAAGAATGACCGTAAGCCTGCCAGCGCTGCCGCCATTTGCGAACCATGTTCCGTCTTTATGCGTGTCATAGACCAGCATTACAGACGAGTAGGAAGAAAGGTCGATTTTTGTTGTTTGTGCAGTAAATTCTCCTATTTGGTTGCCATAAGAATCCTTTTGATAAGGCCATTCAAAAATCTTACTGTTGCGAATGCCATGAAAAGATATGCCATCGCTGTATATAGAAACACTTCCATAGGCATTCGTTATGTCTATGCCATTGTCGTTTATAACAACTTTATTGTTTCCGCGAATGACTTGTACGTTTTGACCGGTGATTTGAACTTTGCCTTCCCAGTCGCTACGAGTGACGACCAACCCATTTTCAGGAGTAAACGTTATCATGCTATAAAGCTCTTCTTTTGTTGCGCGCAGAGTAATAGCATCAGCGTTTTGAGAAATCTTTGTTTCCGCTGCACCGATACGCGTAGAAACGCCAGCCATGTCAGTTTGGTACGTTTCCTTCGTGACGCGGGATTCAATGGCAGCTTGCGTCTTTTCAAAATCAGAAGAATATTGCGTCTTGAACTGCACCAAGTCGTTCTTGGTCTGGTTCGTCTGCGTGGCGTTCTGGTTTATCTTTTCGAGGTTTGCCCTGTCCGTTGCCGCCTGTTGGCTTGTAACACCGCTTGTAGACTGCGCGTAGGAAGAACTTGTGACCGTTTCGCCAGCGCCGGAAATCGCCGTGTTGCAGTTCAAAGCAAGCGTGACGTTGGTAACAATGGTATCGTGCACAACGCCGTCTTTGTCCTTGTAGCGTATCATGTCAAGCGGGAACAAATACGGAGCGGATTTGATGGTAGCGCTGTATGGGCGGTAGGCAAACCCACCGCGTGCAGCTTGCAATTCCTTCAAGACACCCTCGTAGGCGTTGGTCAGGAAACCGCAGTCACTTAGGTCAAGCGTGTAATCTGCTGTACCGGACAGGTATGTGTTGCCCTTGCCATCGTCACAGGTGAAGCCGGTAATGGTGATATCGTTTTCCAGCATATCACTGGAATAGCGCTCACTTGCGGTAATGGTCACGCCGGTCTGCTCATACCATTTCAGCACAAGCCGTCCGCTGCCATCCATGAACGCGCAAGTGCCGGTAAGCTGTGCACACCATTGCAAAAGCTGGCGGTATGTCAGCTTCTGGTTTGTGTCCGGCAGACCGCCGATGCTGAAATAGTGGTTTGGCAGCACCGAAACATCCGTTGCAAGCGTGACATTGCAGATGGAGCAGATTTTCTGAATAAGCGCGTCAACATGGATAGGGAAGGAGAGAGCAGATGCGTTTACTTCACGGTCGAACAAGACCATGTAGTCCAGTGCGGAGATGCTTATTGTGCTCAGCTTGCGGGGCGGCGTGTCCACGATGAACAGACCACAAGGAACGTATGCAACGTCTTGATCGGAAGATGCAGAACCAAGAATCATGCGCCCAAGAACACCCTTGCCAAGAGTTGCGCCATCAAGGACACTGGCAAGCTTGATGCCGATTTTAACGTTCAGGACAGCGCCCTCAAAGGAAACATCGTTGAACTTGCCATCGTAGTTACGCAGTTTCAAGGATAGTTCAGACGCAACCGCAGAGCCGACCTCGATTTTACTGTTGGTCACGCAGTATCGGTCAATCTTCAAACCGCCCTGAATAATATCCGCTTCCGTGATGGTAAACGTCTTGCTGCCAGAAGTAACCTCAATAAGAGCAGTCTGTTGATTGCCCTCGTTGAAGGATTTTATGATATCTTGCGATACATTGACCATCAGTGTGCAGCCCTTTCGATGATGTTAAAAGATATCCCTTCCCAGCGATTCATCCGCGAATTGTACATAGGGACAGCACGGTCGCCAACGTAGAACTCGCTGGTTTTCCAATCGCCAGCCATTGCGTCAAGATAGGTAACGTTGATGTACTCCGGGTTGAACGCTTTCAGGATAATAGCGGCTTCTTTTATCGTGGTGTACTTCCATTCCAGTTCCAGCTTGACGCACTGTCCAAGACGTTTCTTGTCCATCTTGTTGTCCTCTGTGCGTCCGGCATCGGATGCTGAAATGTCCTGTAACCGCCACTGATAAGAAGAGGGGCATTTAAGATACTGCCCATCCACGCTCCGAATCGGATTGTACTGGTCAAACTCCATAAATGCCCCTCCTTTAAGTACCTACCGGGATAATCGTTTTGCCGTTGCGCTGGTTCGTTCTGTTCACTGCCTGATAGAAGCTGGACACGTTGACCTCTGCGCTTCCTTCCTTCTCAAGCAGAGCCTGCAACAGCTCGTTCTGACGGCGCAGAAGCTGGTTCTGACGTTCCATTGCGGCTTCAACACCTTCGCGGATGCCCTCAACGATTTGGTCATTGTTGGCAACTGCTGTGTGGCCACCCAAAGAGCCGACCATCTCAGCACCGGCCTCGCGCGCAATGAACAGCTGCCCGGCATCTGGGAAGCCGCCGTCCGCAAAGCCGAAGATGCTTTTTCCGAGATTCCACAGTGCGCCAATAGGAGATAAATCCCAAAGGGTATGCTTCGCGGTCTCTAAAAGCTTCGTGCCGGTAGACTTGTTAGAATCACTCCAAGTGCCTATCATGTCCTTCCACCACTGGACGCCACCAGCAGCGCCAAGGCCAACACCAATTCCTATGCCACCGTATGCGCCAAGATGTGACAAAGCGCCGCTTGAAGCCGCTGTACCTCCAATTGTGCCTAACACATCAGCTCCTGCCGAGCCAGCAGAAGAAGCGCCAGCGCTTCCAATGCCAAGCTTTTCCTTAAGCCAGTTTATAACCGCAGCGCCCTTTGATAAGATGTAATCGAAGCCGTCAGACACGATTTTGCCAATGCCTTTGTCTTTGTCAAACAAATCGCTGAAGAAGGATTTCAACCCACCATACGCCTGCTTCAAAAGAGGAACTTGGTCGATGACCTCACCAACTTTGGTTTTCAGAGCATTAAAGGTGGTAATGACGTTCTTCACGCTGTCGATGGTGTCAGACACGTTCTTGATGGCAGTAGAAACCTTAGTAAAGACAAGGTAGATACCCTCAAACGCCTTTTGGATGGCAAGACCGGCAGCACCAAAGAAGCCGTTGTACTGGTACTCGTTTTCAATCTCCGCAACGCTCGTCTTTACAAAAGACCGGATATCATAAACCGCGCTCACAAAACCATCATGCGTGTTCAGGATGGACTTTGATGCAGCGGTAAGGGCGTCAATAGAAGATTTGAAGCCGTTGGAGATATCCTTGCCCGCCTTAGTCACAGCGTCAATGCCCTCTGTGAAATCGTTCAGGTCGGTCTTTACCTTCTTGAACCAGCCACCAAAGCTATCATTGGTGGTGCGCACAGAACGTTTCAGTGCGTTTGCGGTTTCCATCATGGACTTACCGCTTGCATCAATGGAAAAACTGATAGAACCATTGCCCAATCCGTAGTTCTCATCTGCCAGCTGAGAGCCGATGGTCTTTACCGCGTCAGACACGGACTGGATAGCGTTTACCGCAAGGTCTTTGGCAGCGGAGATGCCGTTGGCAAGACCTTCTACGATGTAACCACCGTAGCCCTTAAAGACTTTGGAAGGGGAGTGGATTTCAAGTTCAGTCTGTGCTTTTTCTTTGATTCCGTCCGTTACAACCTTGACAGCATCATCTGCAACGTTTTTTTTGCCAACAATGCCTTTTGTGATGCCATCTATGATGTTTTTGCCAACGCTAACAGGATTGAACTTGGAGATTTTTTCGATTAACTTCCCGAACCATTTTACGGCTTCTTTGATTCCGTTGATAACATCAGCAATCAGAAGAATAAACTTTTCTGCAAAATTTCCGTTCGCTGCAATTGCCAACCGGTCAGCTTCATCAACGCCGCTTGTGATCCAACCAACAAAAACGCCTATATTGTGGATTGTTTGGGCGATGCCCATTACAAAATTTTCGATGAAGTTGCCGTTCATCTGCAAATCCAAGCGGTCTGTTTCGGAAACTCCGTTTTTAATCCAACCAACAAAGATTGCAATATCGTTAATGATGTTCCCAATCGCGGTAACGGCAGCAGCCGCAAAGTTTGCAACGCTTTCGCCAATAGACTTGAAGGAATTGAACCAGTCGGTTTCCATTCCGAAAGCTGTTTTTTGGTTTTCGCTTCCAAGTCCGCGAACGGCTACGGAAATAGCTTCAAAGCCTATAACCGCAAGACCCGCAACAGGATGACCGGATACGATAAGTCCGATACCAGCAAGCGTTGTAACTAAATCCCAAACGTCAAGGTTGAGTTTTTTCACAACTTTTGAAATGGAATCGAACGCGGAAGTGATTCCTTCCTGCCAGCTTTCGGGGAGCAAATTCAGGATAGATTGCCCAAGATTGGAAAGAGATTCTTTCAGGTATTCAATGGATTCTCCGAGTTTCCCATCGGCAAGCGATATGTTCCAGCCCTGTTTGAATCCTTCTGCTGCGAGGTAGACAAGAGCCCTTACACGCTCAAGACCTTTTCGGAATTTTTCGCTATTCTGATAAAGGCTTACAAATCTTGCAACGATAATGCCAACGGCAACCGCAGCTGCCATTATCGGGTTTTTCCAAAGTTTCAAGACCGCTTCAATCAAAGACCCTTCACCTTTGATTTTCTCAAGAGCAGTAAGGACGGCATTGCTAATTGCCCATGTTGCAAAACCGGCTGCAATTCCAGAGACAAGCGGAAGCAGCTTTTCAAGTTTTGCCTTGATTTCATCAACGGAAGAACCAACGTAGTTCTTGAACATATCATAACCGGACAAGTCTACATCGCCTAAGAGGTTGCCAGCAGCGCCAGCACCAGAGCCGGAACCACCGGAAGAACCCTTGTCCTTCTGGATGACGTTCAGTTCATCAAAGCCCATGATGTAGTTCTTGAACGCCTTTGCAGCCTTGCCGGTCGCTTTGGTGGTATTGTCCATCGCATCCGTGACGCCGCCAACAGCATCGCTTGCGCTACTAAAATCGGGGAACTCCACCTTCACGCCCATCATGGATGCAATGCCAGTGACTAGCTCTTTAACTAGCTCAACGGCTGCGATCAGCGGTGGAAGGATAGATTTTAGGGCGGGGTAGAGCAAAGAACCAACGGCACGCGCCAGACTGTTCAGCTGTGCCTGCAAAATGCGAATCATATTGGCAGGGCTGGACAGAGTGCGGGCAAAGTCTCCCTGTGCATCGGTGGTCTGCTTCATGATGGCAATGTACCGCAGAACAGCCTTATCAGCCTGAGACAGGGTAGAAACGCTCTGCGAATAGCCAAGATTGAGCAATTCTTGCTGCAACCGTGCGTTAGAAATATCGACGCCCAGACGGCGAATGGGTTCCAATTCGCCAGAGATAGCCGCCTGAATCTTCGTAAAGGATTCCGCAACAGGGATATTCTTCAAAGAAGCAAGGTCATAGCCAAGCTGCGTCAGGTTCTTTGACAACACATACGCCTTGTCGCTTGCCATACCAAACGAGGTGGTCAGACCTTGAATCGTCGCCATGTTGTTCATGGCTTCGGTGGGGTCGATGCCAAGCAGGGTCTCCATCTTGTTGATGAACGTGCTTGCTTCTCCGGTCAGCTCCTTCATGGACACGCCGAACAGGTTTGCGGCTTCATAGTAGCTGTTGAACTTCTCCGCTGCGTTTCCAAGATAGGTTGCAATGGCTTTCAGCGAAACCAGCTTTGCCGCAGACCGCATGAAGCCGTTCAGCTGACTGGTAAGGCTCATGAAGCTTTTTTTCTGCCGTTCGTTTGCAGCTGTCACACGGTTTGCCTGCGTGACCACTTTGCTCAACTGGGGCGGCAGCTTTGCAAAGGCGTTGCCTACTTTGTCAAGCTGAGATGCAAGGGGAGTGAGAGCGGTGGATATTTTCTGGCAAGAATCCGCGAAAGAATCAAGGTCTGCCGCTTTTAGCTTGTCGGTAAGGTCTGGCACGGTGCCAATTGCCTTGAACGCGCTGCCAAGCGATTTCAAGCCGGAAATGTCCAAAATGGACAGGGGTGCAAGAGCATTCGTCAGCTGCGTGATGCTACCGGACATAGAATAGAAGTCCACGCCGTTCAGAGCAGATACCGCGTTTGGAATTTTCTTGATGGCATTTACAACAGAGTTAACGCCCTTCACGCCAGCGGTTGTGTTGACAGAAGAGATGCCATTCAGGAAGTTTGTGACTTTATCCAGACCGGAAATACCGACAGACGCTTGTTTCAGCGCGGAAATGGAACTAGACAGCTTATCAAGGCTTGTACAGACCTTGCCAACACTGCCTTTTGTCCGCAAATTAGAAATGGCGGTAGTGAGCTTGTCGATATTAAGCTCTGCGCCCTGCGATTCCGCAGAGATTTCTACGGATAAGCTTGTAATATCAACATCAGCCATCACTACCACCATCCTTCTGATTCATCATAGAGAACATTGCCCTCTTGATGCGTTCTTGCGCTTCCATTGCGCGTTGGTATTCGTATTCGTCTTGCTCTTTCTGCGTGAGCGGAATCGGTCTATCCATGTACTTGATAGAGCTAGACCCTTTCTTGCGGAACATATTGCCAACCGTAGAGGAAAGCGCAGATTTCATGTAAAAGCCATTTCTCCACGCTTCAACATTGGCTCTGCGAGCGCGAAGTTCTTCTGCGTCCCGGTAGACCTTTGCCAGCCAGACGTCATCACGCCAGAACTGGTCATAGGTCATGCCAATGGAAATGTAATAGGCTTCTACATCGTGGAACAGCTTAGACACAGAGAATGGCTCTGTGCGGCTGTTCTGTTCTTGAGACTGTGAAGTTACACAATCTCCCACGTTGCGTTTTTTGCGGTCTTGTCCTCTTCATCGGTAGCAATCAGAGCTTTGATAGAATTTGCGTACATCTCCATCAGGGCGGCTATCAGACCTTCCTTGTTTTCGGTGTGCACAAGCATATCATCGACCGTCTTTCGGCTGATGCCCTTGTTGCGGGCAATGAACGCGCCGTAGAACAGGGCAGAAGTGTTCTTGATAGGGTTGATGCCGTTGGAGAACTCGTAAATCTGGAAGCCGTTACGCTCGGTAGCTTCGGCGCTCTCGCGGGTGAAGGTCAGCTCGTAAGTGTTCTTGCCATCGGGGGAATGAAAGTTGATAACCTTTGCAGCCATAATAAATGCTCTCCTTTATAAATAGGAGCAGAACCAAATCCGTTGTTCAGTTCTGCCCGGTTTGATTGATTCGATTTTTGCGGTTTAGCCGCCATTAATGGTCAGGCTCTCGCTGAACTTCGGGGTAGAGTGGAAGATGCAATTGATGGTCATTTCCACGACCTCGTCCACGCCAAAGCCGGACAGACCGACCTGATGCATACCCTGCCAAGTGAAGCCGGAGCCGTCCTGCATCTTCAGGGCGTAGTACTTGTCCACGTTGCTCTCAGAGGTATCGTCATAACCAGCAGCCTTGACGGCGGCGTAGTCGGTCTTGTTGTAGTTGGCGGTAAAGGCTTTAGTGTCAGCCTGAACAATGCCGAAAATCTGCTTCTGCATACCATCAGACAAGGTGGTCGCATCCAGAAGGTTTGGGTCGGAGATCAGGTCGGGCACATCCTTGATGTCGCACAGCTTCGTCAGAGCGGTTGCGCTGTCGCCACAATAAAGGGTGGTATTCAGACCGGAGATAGCAGTACTCATAGAATGTTTACCTCCTTAGTTTCGGTAAATCATTCCGTCCTCTCCGATTGTTGCCCCATAGCTGCAATCAATCCGATAGACGGAATTGTTGTACAGCCCATTCAACGGGGCAAACGATTTTCGATAAAAATTGAGCGGTTCTAATACAGAATCCACGATGTCCACAATGGAGCGTGCTTCTGCAATGCGCCCGCTGGTTTTGTTGGAATAGACACGCACACGCAGGGAAACGGCGGCATACTTGCTGTGACTGGCAGAATCCCGATGAACCGGAAGATTACTGTTTTCCTCTATCTGCACACACGGAAACTTCTTGACGTTGCTGTCGTTGATTTCACCGGTGACAAAGATGCCGGGAACCTGTTTCCGAAGTTCGGTTGCAACAGCCGTGAAGATGGAATTGAAATAATCAATCAACTATTCCAAACCTCCCTCCACGTTGCTTCTACTTGAGAAGCCATTTCTTCAACAGCCCCCCACATAGCCATAGCTGCATCGTTGCCGCTGGTGTAATTCAACTGACCTTTGCCGGGAACGGTATCCACATAGGTTCCGGCATTGCCGGGGTCGCCGTAGTAGTACCAGCGCTTATGCTTGCCGTTTTCCTTACCGTATGTGCCATGCTCACCAATGTTATCAGGCAAAGGGAGCGGGCCGACCGTTCCGGCAGCGCCCCATCCCTGATGCGTAACGCCAGTGCCAAACTCGATGAAAGCAACTGCCTTGCCCTCGGCAATGATGGTGCAGGTGTTCCCGTTCTGCTCAACATGGCAAGAAACATCGTTGCTACCGGCATATTCTGCATTTGCAAAGCGAACTTTCGCCACGTCAAGCCCTTTGTCAGCCAACGCCTTTGCAAACTCCTGCGCCTTTTTGTTCAGGGTGGTCTTGTACTCCTGTATCTGACGTTCCGAATCACGAAGTCCGGCATCGCTCAACCTCACTTTAATTTTCACTTGCAGCCACCTCCTTCAGCGCATACAACGTATCCGTGATATGCTCTGCGACTTTGACCACAATGTAGTTGTAAGGAACGTCCGGTTTTATCCCAAACCAGACATGGCTGCCCTCACAAAGCGAATTATTGTTGAGTTTACTGGAAGAACCCAAAACGTCCCTTGATGCCAGCCTTGAATATCCAATAAGAAACCAATTTCTCCGTTTCTTTCTTGGCGTGCTGACCACATAGCTGTAATCCGTGAACGCTCCAAAAGGGCTTGCTTCCGCAGAACCAGTAGGCGGGCTGACGTTCAGCATCAGCTTTGCAGGGTCACTCCACGATTCGTATGCGGATTCGCCAGTCTCGTTTCCCCACTCGTCCACAACAGGTTTTTTCTCTCCGACCGGGTTTGAATACCACAGCGGACGCTTGTCCAGCGGGCTTCCATTGAACATCAGCCGATAACACCTACTCTCGGAACCACTTCGTTAAGCAGGGATTGTGCCACATCGGAGCTTTCCCACACACGAGTGATACCGTTGTTGGTATAGCTCGTCTGTCCGTTTGCGCCGATGTGGTTGTACAGTTCCGCTGCAATGCGTATCTGCAACGACTGATACTGCAAAGGCAGCTCGTCCGGTCTGTTGCCGAAGGGGTAGCCCTGTGCAAATATCTTGTCCTTGGCGAAATCAAGCAGCAGGTCAAAGAGTGGGTAGTCCTCGTCCGTGATTTCACGGTCAAGTGCAGGAGCGATGTACTGCCCCAGCTTGACTGCCGCTTCAGAATACTGGTCTCCCATGCTGCTTTCCTCCTTTCGCCTTAGTAAGCCTTGATGCAGTACACAGCGTCCATGCGCTCAAAGGACGGCAGGACGATTTCAGAAACGTAAATGTTAGTGTTGACAGGATGCACGGTCTGTTCGGTTGTAACGGCAACGCCGGTGTTCACAACAGAAACCTGTGCGTTGGAGATGCCAGCCATCAGGTCGGCTTCCTCAGGGGTGGCAACATAGTACATATTGCCCAGAGAGCCAGAAGGAGCCAGCACGACATAGCCATCAGGCAGATACTTCTCAGCAGCTGCGGTTTCCTCCGGCTTGTACATCTTGTCGTACAGATGAATGCGGATGCCAGATGCGCTTTCAACAACAGAACGTGCCTCGGAATCGACAAGAACGGCGGTGGCGGTTTTCATAACCGTAAGGAACCGGTTCTTGATTTCATCCGCAGCAATCATCTTGTGGAAAGTGTTGGTGTTCATGTAGGCATCGGTGATAATCTCACCAGTGTTTGCCAGCACGGTGTTTGCGGCAGTGGTCATCGTGGCGATGGGAGTTGCAGTAGTAGGAGCATCCCACTTCTCCTTGGTAGCCAGAGCCTTGTAATTGGACTGCTGCCAAGTGCCGTCAGGGTCGTAATCGTAGACGTAACTCACGCCGTTGGATTCGATGGAGATTCCGGGCTTGCCAGTCTTGGGAGCCAGAAGCTGCCACACCATACGCTCAGGAACGATGCGTGCGCCAGTGATAAGCTGTGCGGTATCATCGTAGACACGATTGATAACATCTGCTGCAAACTCCTGATTGGTAGCCAGGACAGAGATAATCTTGCGGCGGTCTTCCTCGTCAATGTGAGTGCCCTCACGGAAGAACGGCATACTAGTCTCGGTCATTTTGATGCCCTGACGAGTACGGAACGTAGCCTTAGTGTCAAACACGCTAGGCTTCAGCGAAACGCCAACGCCCTTGTGACCACGCAGCCACTTCAGTTCCATGCTGACTTTTTTACGGGCAGGGAACAGAGCATCAGAAGCATAGGGCTGCGCATTGGTCGGGTCATTCGTCCAATAGGCGGCAATCGCAGCGGGGGAGAAGATTTCATTCAGATTCAGTGCCATAATTTAGTCCTCCTTACTCGCTCTTTGCGCCAACATCAGTACGGCAGAAAACGGCAGGAACAGCCTTTTTCAGAGCGGCAATATCGTTTGCAGAATAGGTAAAGCCGGACAGCTTTGCCTTGTCCACATCAATAACGCCCTGAATCAGCAGTGCGCCATTGGGGTTGACGGCAGGGTCAACGGTGTGCAGCAGAATGCCAATGGCATCGGTAGCTGCGTCAGCAGCGCTAGTGCCAGTAGTGGCAGCAGCTTTCAGACCAGTCTTTGCCATGGGATAACCAGCCGGAACGGCATTGGTTTCCTTGACGGTAAAGGGAATGGCAACGTAGGTATCAGCAGCCAGAATAGTGCTTTCAGGAGCCGATACCGGAGTATTGGTGTACTTCATGTTTTCCTCCTTAATGGAAAGCAGTCATTGCGTCACTCGATGCCTTGTTTGCGTCTGCACGCTCCTGTGCGAAGCGTTTAGCAAAGGCAACACCTGCGCTATCTGCGCTGTTACCATTGCCATCCGCACCCGGAGGTGTGGGCATATCCTTCAGTAGAGAAGCCTTGTATGCAGTGTCATGGGCGGTCATAAACTCCGACTGGAACTTAAACACCTTATCCATGTCGCCGTCAGCCAGTGCAGATGCAGCCTTGCCAGCCAGTTCAGCGTCATAGCCCTGTGCAACGAACTTCTCACGGTAAGATGCAAGGGTCTTTTCCTTGACGAGGTTCTCTTTGTCGGCAGTCAGGGCTTCAATCTGCTTCTGCATCTCTGCCAGCTTGTCAGCCTGTTCCTGTGCGGCATTCTCGTCATCGGTGCGCTTTGCTTTGAGCTGCTTCTTGTACTCGGCGGCTTCGCCGTTGGCTTTTGTCACGGCGTTGCGCAGCTTCTCGACTTCTGCGTTAGGGTCTGCAACCTTTTCCAGCGCAGAAATGATTTCATCGGCGGTCATGCCCTCTTTGTAGGCATCACCAAGCAACACATTGAGTTTCATATCGTTAATTTCCTCCTGCGTTTTTTTACCGTTGCTTCCCTGCAACGCTGCGAAATTTGTATCCCGGCTTCCCTGCCGGAATATATCAGCCCGAAAGTTCGGGATGATTACATATTGTCCACAAGCTCTTTGTAGCTAATCCCACTAGTCAGACCGGGCGATTCTTCACTATCCGTTCCAACGAAATGAGCATTTTTAACACTCGGATGTAAATACTCAATCATTGCAAAATTAGCCACATCAATCAGCCATTCGGTATTTCCCGTTTCGAGATATTTTTGAATGCGTGGTTGAATCTCCTTAACAGCTTGTGCCAATTCGGGGTAAGTTTGGCTCATCCAGCCATACTTGTAATGAGAGACAAGGATTCGGTTTTGCATCTTCTTGACAAAACCGTCATCCCAATCCCTTGCAAGGATTTCACTGTTTGATTCCATCGCTGTTCTCCGAGTTGGTATCGGCAGACTGTTTGTTTGCCATGTTCCCGGCATTTATGTCGGGAACATCCTGTTTTGACTTTTCAATTTGCGGTTTCGGAGCTTTGCCGTCCTCGCCCAGCTTGCCAGCGGCAATCAGGAAGGGCTTGCTCATTTCATAAGCAGCCTGCGGGTCGGGGAACAGACCGGGCGTTGTGAACGCCAACTGCGGGTCAATGCTCTGGCCAAGCATCTGTGCAAAAATCTGAACTTTGCTCTGCTGGTTGTCGTACTGACGGCGGGGCAGTTTGATGTTGATGTCGCTTGCCATCAGTTTAGAATCAGCCGTGTCACGCAGGATTTTCAGCATCACAGACAGGCTTTGGCGTTCCGAGAACTTGAACATATTCTCGTACTGCTGTGCCCTTGCTTCTGTGTGATTCCAGCCGTTGCGGACGATAACTGCGCCCACGTTGTCAGACGTTGCATTCTCGCTGCCAGTGGCACTGGGCATGGCAGTCAGGCTGCGATACACATTCAACATGGAATCAAGCAAGGTCTGGCTCTGCTGCTGGTCAAGCTCGTTTGCAATCTGCGAAACAGATGCGGGCAGACCAGCGGTGGACTTCAGACACATTGCGCCAAGTTCCTTAACCTTGTTGAGCGCATCCTCGTCCACAAGGCAGTTCGTAAACACCATGATGGACTGGATGAACTGTGCCACGCCGTCCAGACGGTTGCTTTCTAGGTCGTTGATGGCATCGAGAACGGGAATAGCCGGTTCAAACAGACCCATGCGCTCCGGGTTTAGCTTGTATTCGACCATCGGCAGCATTCCGAGAGAATGGCTTTCAGATTTTGTGACCTTGCCGTTGTCGATTTCAAAGTACTGGTTTGGCGTGTACACGCAAATCAGGTCGTTCAAGTCGTTCTGATAATTGCGTGGGATGTGCAGCACGTTGGCGATGGGCTTGTGTCCGATGCCGGAGTTGTAAATCACATACGCCATATCCGGGTCGGGAACATCCACCAGCAGGGGTGTTTCGTCCGGGTAGTTGCCGCCATACCCCTTGTCAGGAAGAACAATGCGGTATCCCTGTCCACACTCCAACATCCACTGCCAGAGCCGCCGATCAAGCGCGTCCTTGCCTTCATACTGCAAGGCGTTGGACAGGCGGGCGATTTCCTCACCGTCACCAGTTGCCGTTTCAGACCGCACATAAGAGCACGGCGTGCCGCTCATATAACCTGTGTAGAAGCCCACGCACTCGTTGGCGTGGTTTTCTACAATGCGGTTCGTGATTTCAGCGTGGTATTCCTTCGTGCGAAGGAGGACGGGCTGACTGCCCAAGTAGTAGTTGTGCAGGAAACGGATTTCGTTCTTGTTTAGCAGATGAATAGGCTCTGCCTTGCCCATGACCACTTTCAGCACATTTCCCCGATTGATTTCCGTCTCCGGCGTTTCAATCGGTCTGCGTCCGGTCAGCGGATTATTCAAAAAGCCGCCAACGACCATCTGGTACTCAGCCATGTGTTCCTCCTTTCCGGCAAAATAAAAAGCGCAGCAAGACAAACCTGTTAAGGTCTATCTCACTGCGCTTACAACTGCGCTTCAAAAGCTATTCAGTTCTTAAACTTCGGTACGGAGACCCATGTATCTTTTGGAAGGTTGGAATCTCCAATTGTAATCCAATGGCAAAGAGGACACAGAAGGGAGAACTTACCTTCCACTTCGCCAAGATAACGTCCGCAATCACACGGATTGCCGTTTGCGTCTTTCCGAGGACGCTTGCATCTGACTTTTGCTACCATCTGTGCTCCTTTCTTTAAATTTCTGGAAACAGGCTGTTGAGCACAGACCTGTCAGAAGCTACTGGGAAACTGTTCGCACTTCCAGCCGTGCTATTCTTCGCCCGAAGAAAACCATTGCAGCCTTTACATTCAGTTGTCGGACAGACGTAAAACGGGTAAGCTGCAATTTTGGTGCTACATAATGGATTTGAACCAATGTATGCTCGGATATGAGCCGAGTGCTCTAACCATACTAAGCTAATGTAGCATAAAAACCCGGCTTGATTGGTTAACCGCTGCTCTTTGCAATGTCATGCCTAAACATTACATTGAGAGCCGGGAATAGCGGTGGAGGTTTTGGAGAATAAGTCCATGCAAAGCTAGGTAGTTGGTTGTGCTGCGTAACGGAATCGAACCGTTGCTTGCCAGCCGTGGGGGAGACAGACTGGCATTCCCCAAACAATTGGAAACGCAACATATAAAGCCCGGTGAAGGTGAAAGAGTGAGAAAACCTCCACCGGTGAAAGGAGGAATATGCTTGTTGACACGCACGCGAGTAAAATGACAAAACCCCGCGTGCAAGCTATTCCTTTAAGGGAAGTTGCAAAACTTCCTGCGTACATTATAAGCCTTGTCAAGTGGTGAAATCAAATAAATAGACCCAGCGAACACAATATATTGTGTTTTTAATCAAAAAGGCCTCTTGACAGGCTCAATTTTACTGATTCCGTTGTACAGTTCATCGGCAAGCTGTGCCAGACTATCCGGTGCGTCATCGTGCGGAACTTTGCCAAGCTGCGTGAACATTGTCACCTGTTCCATGAACGCCTTGTACTCTTTTGACTGGTGTTTTTCGTCAAGGAAATAGAACCGTTTGATGTCCGGCGCATACTGGATGATTCTGGACAGCTTACTTTGACCGCTGGGTGCGCGCTGGCTGCGGACAGAGCAGTGGTATCCTTGCTGCCGGAGTTGGCTGTCCACTACGTCACAGTATTCATCGCCACCGTTGTTGGCTTCGCCACGCACCACGTTGATTTTGTGCTGGATGATTTTACCCACGACTTCCGGGCGGGTCACGGTCTTGTCGCCGTTATTGAACACAAGGTCAGGGATGAACACGGCATCGCCGTACACATAAGCGATAGGACAGGCGGTGAAGTCACCGCCGCCCCATGCAATATCCATAACCATGAGCTTGCGATCAGGCTCACCATCAGGCAGAACACCGTTAAAGTATCGAAGTTCATCGGCAGGGAACAGCAGACCTTCACGCACATAAGGCTTGCCCATGTACTTTGCCCACCATGTTGCATCGTCAATACTTGCTTTCATGTCGGCATAGTAAGCATCGTCAAATCCCACGCCGTAGTCATAATTGAAATTGCTGTGTCCGTTCTCGTCTACCGCAGGAATCACCCGAAATCTGTACTTAGGATTGTCTGCGTACTGGTTCTGGATGCGCCCCAGAGGGTCAAGCACGTTCCAGCGTGTGCCGACCATCAGCTCCAATGCGCCCTGCTTTTTACGGTCTTTTAGCTGGTTCAGGTAGGCATCGTACTTGTTGTTCAGACGCTCAACGTTCAGGCTTTCCTCCAAGTCCTCAATCAGGTCATCACTGTACAGCACGCCGCCCTCGCCGATTTCAACAGCACCAGTCAGCGTACCTCCAATGGAGCGGCAAGTCAGGGTGGGGAAGCGTTTCTTTCGATTTAGGTCAACGCTTTCGTCCTTTGCGCTTTTGTCCACAAGCTGAACGTCAGGGAAGATTTTGCCCCAGTTGTAAGTTACAGGGTCGGTGATGATGGACAGCACTTCGCCGTAGAAGCCGTTGGTCAGCTTGTCAGAATGTCCGCTCATAACCGATGCAACGTCAGGGCGGTTTCCCATCAGCCATGTGATGAAGAAAATGCACAGCGTACTCTTGCCAACACGAGCCGGAAGACTGACCCCCAAGAAATCTATCCGCTTATAGAACAAGTCCTCTAGGTCGTCTGCCAGCACTTTCAACACTCTGCGTCTGGGCTGATAGAACTTTTTCTCCGGCGCACGATTCCATTCAAGGTAAATGCAATAGCTGTCGAACACATCCTTTGCTTCAAACAGGTACGTCCGGCTGATAATATCATAGACCTTCGCCACGTCCTCGCCTGTTTTCATCTTCCCCATCATGGCCGCGCAGACAGAGCGCAGTTCGCCAGAATATTTGTAAGCATCGAACCGCTTGTCTTGCGGCAGAGCGTCTCTTAAGTTCACCACCGCCTGAAACCAGTCCTCATATACCTGCGCTTCTGTCGGATTCTGTTTTGCATACGCTTTGATGCTGTCGATGATGGCGATACACTGCTTTGGCTGCATAAAAAATAGGCACCCCCTACCTGAAAATGTAAAGAGTGCCTACAACTGCACAAAAATCAAATATTCGGTTTTATAATGCCACTTTAGAAAATTATTTGCTAAAATCCACCTTAATAAATGGGTTGCACAGTTTATTTGACTTCTTCTGCAAGCTGGTTGAGCCTGCGTTTCAGCTCGTCCGCATCGTAGTACAAAGCGTCTGCGATGGCATTGAGAATATCGGGCTTGTCGGTGTAATCGCACAGCGTTTCAATGAGTTTCAAACTCTGTTCTGACAATTTTGCAGTTTTCATGTCGCTTTCCTTTCGGTTTTATTCTCCAGCTTTGAAATTGTAAATCGGCTTAATATGCTTTACAATATCAACAGTTGGAGAAATTGCGTTGATGATCTCCCGTGCTGGCTTATATGCCATCGGGCATTCATCCAACGTGGATTCATCGGCTGACGTAGTATAAATTCCGTTCATCTGTTTTTGGTATTCCTCAACGCTAAATGCTTTTTTAGCCGCTGTTCTGCTATATAATCTTCCAGCACCATGAGGAGCGGAGAAATTCCAATCAGGATTACCCTTGCCAACACAGATAAGGCTTCCGTCTCTCATATTAAGAGGAATGATTAGCTTCTCTCCCTTTCTAGCGGATACAGAGCCTTTTCGTATAATATTATCTGTTTCATCAATATAGTTATGAACGGTTTCAAAGAAAGACGCATGAGTTAGCATAGAATCAATTCCAACCCCATCTAAAATGGAGTGCATAATTCTTGCCCGATTCATTTTCGCAAATGCCTGACAAATCCGCATATCGTTAAGGTAAGAATCACGTTCTTTCCCTTCAAGATAGCAAAGATCATTCGGAATATCGGGGAATTGAATATCCAGCTCTTTGATTTTTTGCGAGATTTCTTGTTCACGACCTTGATTTTTCAGTTCCTCAATCAGGCGTTCCGTAGCTTCTTTTCTTTTGTTCTTTCCTTTGATATTAGAAATTGCTACGTTTTGATGATATTCTGCAACTTGTTTACCGAGATTCCTGCTTCCAGTATGGATAACAAGGTACTGGTTTTTTTCCTCATCTTCGTCCAGTTCGATAAAATGGTTTCCGCCACCCAAAGTACCCATGCTACGAAGAATCCAGTCAACATTATGCAAGCTATCTTTACAGTCAAGTTGGTTAAGAAAAGCTCCCGACATTTTCTGCGATTCGTGAACATTCATTCCAGCCGGAACTCGTTCTCTGATTACTTTATCCAACTTTTCCGGGTCGATATGTTCAATTCCAAGTTCAGCGACAAGCATTCCGCAGCCAATGTCAACGCCGACAATATTGGGAATGACCTTCTTGCCCAAGTTTGCCGTGAATCCGATAACGCATCCAGAGCCAGCATGAACATCTGGCATAATGCGAATCTTGCATCCGTCAACAAAGCTCTGATTGCAAAGCGTCAAAATCTGCTCAGTTGCCTTATCTTCAATATTGTCTGTGAACACCTTTGCGGAAGCATATTTTCCGTTAATCGTTTTCAATGTATTCTCCTTTCTCATTCGATTTTATTCTAGGTTGCGAACAATGTCAAAAGTTCGCTTCAATCCAGACCCGATGGTTTTCTTCACATACCGCTTATACCACGAGCATCTGTGACCCTTTCGGCATCTATAATCGCAATAGTGGCATTCACCTGTTGTCCTGCGCTTGTAAAGCCCTTTCTTCATAGATTCACCTGTTCTGTTCAGCAATCCGATACCATGTCTGGCGGGTTAGATAAATCCGTGTTCCTTTGCGTAGGATTCAAGATGAGGGCATTTGTCCAAAAGCGGATTGTCCTTGACGCATTCTTTGACCGCTTCGTCAATTCCAACTTCAAGAACATACTCTAATATACCAGCGGTTATGTTTTTTATGAACCGATTGCAACCTTCCGATTCTTCCCAATTCATCTGTTTCATAGCAATCCCCTTTTACTCATCGCAAACAGTCGGCTCACGCTTTCCATCTGAACCGAGTTTCGTCAAATAGTTTATGTATCTTTTGAAGATTGTATCGTCTTGACCAAATGAAACATAAACTGCGAGCATAATTTGAATCGCGTTGTCTGTATTCTTTGGTTCTACGATAATTTCCTCATTTTCAAATTCGACAGTGCAATTTGCTTGCTCGCAAACATACAAAAACGAGAACAGTTCTGTGCATCCGGAAAAGTCGAACACTGAACGTAGTTTGATTTTTCCACCCGCTACAATTAAATGCCCATAAGGAGAATCTGCTATCAAATTAGATTTTTTCATGTTAGTATACCCTTTCTGCTGATTTTATATTGCCACACCTCAACAGAAATGGTATAATACTGATGTACTATCATCCTGTTGAGGGATTGGTGGTTCTTGTTTGTAGCAGCGGCCTGTGGTGGGTCGCTGCTTTTTATTTTTCCTCTTTATTGGCATACTTGCGTGTGGTGGCCGCATCAGTGATACCATACTTTTCACGATACTTTTTGACCGTGCGCCAGAACGTAGCAGATTTCAGCCCAAGTTCGTTCATCATAATCTTCGGCGTGGTCTTTCCATTCTGCCAGTCGTTATAAAGCTGCCGAAACTTCTCTTCGTCAACTTCGACAGGCTTTCTGCCTTTATACTTGCCTTCTGCTTTTGCGATTTCGATTCCCTCCTTCTGCCGTGCCAACATCGTTTCGCGTTCCAGTTGTGCCAGAGCTGCAAACACAGTCAGCATAAATTTTCCGTTAGGCGTAGAAGTGTCGATGTTCTCTTTCTGGCTGACGAACTTTACATTCTTTTTTTCAAGTTCTTCAACGATTTCCAGAAGGTCTTTTGTGGAACGAGCCAGACGGCTGAAGCTCTCAATCACAAGAGTATCGCCCTCACGAACAAACGCCAGCATCTCTTTCAACTGCGGGCGGTCGGTGTTTTTGCCGCTCATTTTGTCAATGAACACTTTTTCAACACCAAGCTGTTCCATAATGACTTCCTGACGAGCCGTGTTTTGCCCGGCTGTCGAAACTCTTACATACCCAACTTTCATTTTTGTGCCCTCTCTTTCTATCACAGATTATATCACATTTTGATAGTACTGTCAATAACATTTTTGATAGTTGAAATTGCGTAAATTGTTTATTTCGACCATTTTATATATAAAAATTCGGACATTCTATTCAATTGACCTAAAGGGGACAAAGATTTAAAATATTTCCACAAACAAAAAATCCACCAGCTAAAAGCTGATGGACTGTCTGCAATAGAAAGGAGCAAAAAACATGAACTTTCCCACGACAACCGAAGAATTTCTGAAAACTCTCGCCCACGGCAAAGAGCCGACCAGCGAGGACAGGGAGTACGCAGAAGCGCTGGGTAAGCTGTCCGAACTGAACTACCGGGCAGGGTACGAAGCGGGAGCGTCCAATCAGAACGGAAAAATCTGATGCCAGCACTAGTGAACACAATATATGGGGTGTATTTTCTTGACATCCTAATATTTTGCGGTTACACTTATTGCACAGCAAAACGAAAGGGGGTGAATGTGTATGAGCAGTCCTTATGCAGAGCGTTACGGTCACACCGTTACCATCAGCGTGACGGAGCGGCAGTTTGCAAGCTTGCAGGAATATTGCATCAAGAACCGGGTTTCCATTTCTGCTGCGTTCCGTGAAGCATTCTTTACGCTACATCCGATGGATTCTACCAATGAAAACGAAAAATGATACGTCCGCTGCTGTCGGCAAACTTTAGCGAACGTATCATCCACACTCAGAGAGTATAGACCCTCTTTGGGTTATTATACCAAAGATGGCTTGCTCTCGCAAGACATAAGGATAAAATTTTATGAATAATAGCCTTGAAAATATCCGTATCTTCTCCGAAGATGTTATTCCTGTTTACGACACCGACACCGGCGAAAAGGTGGTGCTGGGTCGTGAGCTGCACGAACGGCTCAAAATCAAGACCGCATACAAAGACTGGATTAAGCGCATGATTGACATTGGTTTTGTCGAAGGAACGGACTTTTCAGTTTTGCTCAAAAATGAGCAAAACCCTCTTGGTGGCCGTCCTAGCGCAGACCATGTTCTTAGCCTTGACATGGCAAAGCACATTGCGATGATTCAGCGGACGCCGCAGGGCATGGAGATTCGCCAGAAGCTGATTGAGCTTGAGAAGAACGTGGCCGTCAACCAGTTCGCAGGGGCATCCAAAGAACTGCAAGCAATCTTCGTTCTGGACAACCGTTCCATGCAGCACGAAAAGCGCATCTCTGCTCTTGAAACCAACATGACAGTGGACTATGAGCAGCAGCGTGCGCTTCGCCGTGCGGTAAACCGTGTCGTGGTTGAAGCACTTGGCGGCAAGACCTCTCCTGCATACCTTGACAAGTCCACCCGGTGCAAGGTTTACAGTGAATGCAACAAGGATGCACAGGACTGGTTCCATGTGAACAGCATCAGCAACGTTCCTCGCAAGGATTTTGACAACGCCATCACCTATATCGAACGGTGGCGGCCTTGTGCAAACACCGTAATGATGATTCAGAACGTCAATAGCCAGACCCAGATGGCAGTTTGAAAGGAGAACAGCTATGCTTACCGCAGATAAGATTCAGGATATGGGGGAATACCTCAACTACGCTTTCGAGACCATGCTGAAACTCTGGCGCACCGTTGACTACGGCGAGTGCGTCCACGAGCCTGTTATCGCTTGTGACGGAAAGGTTGTCGATAGCGGTCAGCTTTCCTTTGAACCGGACGAAAACGGCGAGATCGAGCCGGTTCTGCTCCGTGACAGCAAGTGCATCATGCACGATGTGAAGTATTGGATGCCCTTGCCCAATGTTGAGTACCATCCCTATCACGATAAGATTGTGAAGTAAACATCCTATAAGAAAAGCCAGTGGTTAGAGAACATCTAGCCGCTGGCTTTTTTGTTTAGATTAACCCGCTGCGAACGAAGCGGAAAGCATAAATTCAAGGTAAGCGAAGATAATAAGCATGACAACTATAAGCACAACTTTGCCAGCACTTATATATTTTCTGTTTTTGCCGCCACATTCAGGACAGGTCTTAGCCGTTTTAGAAATCATGTGACCGCAGTGTTCGCAAGGAATCAAATCGCTCTTAGGCGTTTTGTTTTCCATTATGTTCTCCTTATTCATCCACAAGGTCTGCGTACTTGACTTCAATGCGAGGAAGTTCATCGGTCGTGCCAGTCAACGCTCTTGTTACTTCTTCAAGACCGGTGAACTCACCGTAGACAACGACAATATCATCAGTCAAAATCTTTACGGCGGAACTGCCACGCTTGTCCAGCATATAATACTCATCATCTGCATAGAATCCGTATCCGCTGTTATCGGTGTAGGCTCTCCATGCTTTCCTGCTGCCGGAGAAGTTTGCGCTTACAATCTGTGCCACCCTGACCTTGACCATAACCTTAGTTCCTTTGTAATTATCGGGATAGCGGAACAGTTCCTTGTAATCCATCTGCCGGCACTGCGCCTTATAAGCATCCTCGCTGATTTCAGGCGCAAAGTCTCCGCTATCGCAGCCAACCAACATAATGCAAGCCAAGACAGCCATCAGAACTGCCGCAATGATTCTCTTTCTCATTTTTGATTCTTCCTTTCTTTGGCATATTGCCTTTAGCTGATTATACCACATCTAAGACCTCAAAAGGGGTCTTTTTGTATTTTTTGGAATTTTTGGAGACTTGCACAATCGGATGGATTTCGTTTTGTGAAGGTGGGGTGGGTAGTTTGTGACACGACCCATGAAAAGCGCCTTTTTTGAATTTTTTCTACGCGAGGGGGCGACCGCCCCACCCCCGGCTCTCCTCATATACCCCAGAGGTGGAGCCCCAGCCCCCCAGCACACCCGGGACGGCTACACATCACAGGCAGCAGAGCAGACCGTGCCAGATGCAAGGCAGACCACGCAGGGACGATCGGGACGGCGGCGTGGGCTGGAGGGCGTGGCAACTCCTCTATCATGCGTATTGTGATAGCTCTATCACAGGCATGGTATATTGATAGCAATATGAACAAATATCACAAGGATGTTTTGTTGTTTCTTGTGATAGTAAATTGCTATCTATCTATTGACATACCATCCTATTGATAGTATAATAAAGACACAAACAAGAACAAACCCCATTGAACCAAAACAGGAGGACAAAAACCATGAAAAAGACCATCGACTATACCGCACTTACAGATACCATCCGCGCCGAACTCAACGCCCGCCACGACCGCAGCGCATGGAATAAGGCCGTCACGCTGTACGCTCTCGACCTGTTGGACGATGTGCAGGAGGGCGCGGACAATATGGAGCGCTTGCCCCTTGACGGTGCAGAGCTTGAGCGGTGGGCGCTCAACGGCGCAAGCTGCTGGGAGCAGTACAGCAACGGCGGTTGCTCCATCTGCTACAATGCCGATATCGCCGCACGTGTCTGTACCCCGTCTGAACTCAAGCGCACCGATGGTGGCATGAACGCCCCAAACAGCCGGGAAACGTGGCTTGACGTGCAAGCCCGTGCGCTGTATCAGGCTTGCAACCGTATCCGCACCATCTGCCGCACCAACGGCTTGTATTGCAAGGGGGTGCAGTAATATGCTGATACTTGATGCAACCCAGTGGGCCGCCATCTGGTATGTGGGCGGCATGATTTCCGGTGCGTTGGTTATGATCGCATTCCTCAACAGCTAAGGAGGGCTAAAAAATGACGTTGTTCGAAGAAAAGGTGAACGAATACCGCGAAAACAAGCGGCTTTTGGAAGAGCTGGAAGCAATGAACGAAAGCATTAAAGCAGATATTATCTGCATGATGCAGGGCGCACCGGAGATGGCACAGGGTACGGCAAAAGCCATTTACAAGGATGTTCAAAGCGTCCGGTTGGATAGCAAGCTACTCAAGACGCTGCACCCGGATATTTACGCAGAGTGCAGCAGTAAAACCACCTACAAGCTCTTCAGCGTGGTATAAGGGGGTGCAAGCTGTGATTTTATCTTGTGTCCTGTTTTTCTTCTGGTTTTTTTCGGCGTTGTTTAAAGCGTCCAAATAAGAAGCATTCAACCCGGTCAGAAATGGCCGGGCTTTTCTTTTGCCTTGCATCTAACACGGTGCAGGGCTTTTATTTTGTCCTGTTGCAATACAGCTGCATACAAGCGTTTGCAATGCGTTTTGTTCCGTTAATGCAGTTATACCACCCACATCACAAAACAGTACACAGGGCTTTACAGTGGCTTTTTCTGAGATTTGCCACATTCTACCGCCACAAATACCAGACCGGCAAAAGTGGATATAACACCGCCTGCGCCGCGCTGGAGCACACACACGCGCCCGGACGCCTTGCACCGATACCCAGATACCACCGCCGCGCCGGACGCTATGTAGGTCAGCACAGCCGCCCTATTATAATAAGGTATATATAAGGGTGCAGGGGTGCGCCCCTGTCGTGGATCTATGCCAGACAGTGCAGCATATCGCAGACCATGCCAGCCCGGCGGGGTCAGCTTCTACCGTCAGCAGTACAGACCCGGCGCACCCGCTGATGGGGTGTAACGTCTGCACCTGTACAAGGTCAGCCCGGCGGCGGTCTCGATACTTCCCACGCCCGGCGGCGATCTGGCACCGGTTAGCGGTCAGGGCGCACCGGCTGACACGCTCCACCCGGTGGGGCAGTCCAGCGGCTGGCGGCGCGGAACCATTGACGGCTACCGCCGTATCTCTTTTCGGGCTGTCGCCCGATAGCTAATAGAGGTCAGCAATAGTCGTAGCGTTCCGGCTGGAATAGTCGTAGCCAATAGTCGTAGCTTCTCCCGACGGATAGTCGTAGAATAGTCGCAAAGTCGTCAGATGACTAGCGTTTGAAAGTCCTATATATAGTATAGTAACGATCTGTTCGCTGATAGTCGCAGATTAATAGTCGTAGCGTTTTCTTGCGAATTATCGCTAAATAGTCGTGTATTTTTTTGCGTGAAATAGTTGTTTGCCTTTTAGAGAAAGAGAGGTGCGATAGTCGCTAAGTCATCCGACCTTCCCAAAATCAAGATGTATCAAGACACCTGTCAATTTTAATCCCAATCACATTACCTCAAAATCTTTAATAATCGTACTTATTATAATAGTCGCAGACAATTACTCAATCTTTTTAACTATTATTCTGCTGAAATAGTCGTATCATCCGATTCGGTTCGTTCTACTCCGATTTAATTACTGACAACTACAATTATATCATACCAACCAACTAGGATTACTCATTCAGCAAATATCTCAATACTTTTAACTATTTAATAAGACTATCCGACCGGTCAGACGCTTTCAATTTGTAATAAACCGCTCATACAGATATGCAACATTTATACATATCAAACCGCCTACAAAATGAAGTCAATTCTTCATGTGAAATAGTCGTAGACTTTCCACCAGTCCGAACCTCACGCTAGTTCTTTCCTACGGTATGCTCTACTGGCTAACGGTCTGGCTTTTGGAGATAGAGGGTTGTAGGGGGAAAGAACCAACTTGCAATTTCGCATAACTGTTATTTATTCACTTTTGAACTATCGTGGCACACCCGGCTCCGCCAACGCGCGCGCTGGCGCGTATAACGCCCGCGGACGCGCTAAACACACGGGGAGGGAAAGGGGGAGCACGGAAGATGCTAGGGGGATTATAGGGGGTAATAGGGGTTGTAGGGGAAAGAGGGGGACAAAAGGGGGGAAGAGGAAACAAGGGGGAAAGGGGACAAAAATTTGAAAGCCATTTCCGAAAGTGATTGTCGAAGCGTTTTTTCGTCTCACACATCTTGCTTTCGTCTCAATCAGCCCTGCGATTAGACGAATAGTCACTATCATCTGCCCATATGGCTGCTATCATCGCTGGAAAGGCGTGTAAGAGCCTGTCTGCCGCGTTTTTCTGATTGACCCGATAACTTTCACGTCTGACCCTGAAAAGCTGTTCTGCCCGCTCCTGCATCGGTCTGATTGCATAGCCCAGTCTGCTATATGCCATCAGCATCAACGGAGAGCCGCCTACGAGCGTCTGTGGCGCGTTTTTTCGATGAAGTCGATAAAGTTATCGTCCAACACCTAAAACGCCTTAAAACAGGCTTTCTCTCAGTGTTTAAGCGAAACAAGAAAAAGCCATCCTGTCATAAGTTGACAGAACAGCTCTTGCCGGTTCGTTGTATTGCGCTAATTCTTCAACCAGAGTGATTTTCGGAAGCTGGTCAACAGGTGTTCTCATAACCCACTGAAATGTCTCCCAAAGCCCATCGTACGTCTGGAAGATGTTTACATGGCGTCTTTCATCGCCCCGATGAGCCCCGATAAAAAGTCTTACGGCAAAATCAGCTTCATTGCGTTGCAGGCCAATGGACATTAACAGTTTTTTGTATCGATTCTGCGTCATCTTTTCGTTCTCCTTTCAGTCCATCCAAGTGTACTCTTGGAACCGTTGAATCTGCTTGTTAAACATGATGGGAAGGTCGCCTATCTCGCCTTCCTTGTTCTTGCTCAGCCGGAACAGGTACTTGTCGGGATTATCACCGGACAGAAGGATGATTGCATCTGCGTCCTGTTCAATCTGTCCGCTCTCTCGCAAGTCGGAGTTAGTAGGCGTTGCTCCGGGCTTGGATGGGTTTCGATTGAGCTGTGCCAGTGCCACCACGACAATTCCTGTGGTCTGTGCCAGTTCGTGCAGGGCAATGGATATAGCTGTAATGGCGGCATATCTGTCCTTTGCGCCTGTTTCGTGGATGAGTTGAAGATAGTCCACAAAGATGACTTGAGCCTTTTTACGGAGAGCCTGCGCCTTCATCCACGCCACGTTCTTTCCGGCAGCGGAGCGTATATATAGGGGCATCTTCATGTTTTTTGCCTGTCCGTCAATCTCATTTAAGCTGACCGCCTTATTTTTCACCGTGTCCAGAGGGCAGTATATTTGATTGGCCATCAGACGTGCGCCCAGCTTGCGTTTGCTGGTTTCTAAGCTGAAATAGTACACGGTGTAGTCCTGCTTTGCCATGCTTGCTGCTATTTGCAAGGACAGGGCTGTCTTGCCAGCAGACGGTCTGCCGCCGATGATAATAAAATCACCCGGTGAGATGTGCAGTGCTTCATCCAGACGCTCTAGGCCTGTCTTGATGTACACAGGCTTTTCGTCCATGTGAAGCACATAGTCGTTCAGCACATCCTCGTATGTCCACGCATCTTCTTCCTCAGCTTTCAGGCTCATCGCCTCGCCCATCTGCTGGTAAATGTCTGATAGATCAGAATAGTCGGTAAGCTCGCTGGTCATCTGAAATGCCAGACCTTGCACACGAGTGAGTGCAGCTTGTTCTCTGATAAGCTGTACCCAACGCTGCATCTGCTCCTTATCAATTCGTACACACTCTGATTCACAGGTTTGTACACACGCCAAGAGTGTCTGCGCTACGTCTGGATGTTGCGTGTTTATCTCGACTATATCTATCTTACCCCTAGCCGTCCAATAGCCCTGAACAGCCGCAAAAGCGTCTCTCAGCTCAGGTCTGAACAAGTCAAGTTCAAGGTCTGGTATGATTTCATCCACAATGCCCGGCTTGCAGAGCATCAGCGCACCGATAAATACCGTTTGAACGTCCATTGTCATAGTCTAGGAAACTCCATCTCCGTACTTTGCTCGTACTGGTCATCCTGTTTTAATGCGTAAATGTCCTGCCACCCGGCATAGATGCTCTGGTCGAGAATGGCTTTCCAATCATGCCGATCAAACTTTTCCAGCTTGTTGCAGAGCATCTGTTTTGCCCGGTCTGTCATAGGCTTTTTGATTCTTGTACGCATCTGTGCGAACTCTCGCAGGGATTCCAGCAAGGCTTTATCGCCATGAGCAAAGTCGGAGAAGATGTCAGGTTTCTTTTTGACTGCACTCTCTGGCAGGGTCTTGACGTTCATCTGACTGTCAGTCGATACAATGGGCTCATTTTCATCCGACTTTGAACTCATAGATGAGCTGACTTTCATCTCATTTATGACATGAGGATGAGCCGACTTTCGTGTAGACCATCCTTTTGACGAAATATCGCTTCTTTTCCGTTCTTCATCGAGCAGATGCTTAATCAAAATGAAACAAGATTCTGCCTTTTTTGAGTTCAAAGTTGCGTCTTTTCCTTCAAAAATGTATGCACAGATTGCATCGTAGAGTTCCAACTTCTCTTTGCTTTTGAGTGTGGAGATGGCTTCAAAGTAATATCGTTGGAATGTAAAGCTGTCTCGTTTTTTGTCCATGCTCATGTCCTTTTGCTCCTTCTCTTAATTTTCTCACCCGGAATCATGTAGTAGACGTTCGTACACATGCTCCAACGCCAGTCCATCATCTTGCTGTAATCATCTCGATTACTTGGTGCAGAGCGGAAGAACCGGTTCAGCATAGCAACGCTTCCTATGAAATTGTTTCTGCGCCTGTAAATCTGTTTCAGGTGCTTCTTTGACAGGTTTTTCATTTTCTAAATCCCTCTCTCGTTCTGATAGTTGACCTGAACCCGTCACAAGGCTTCTTTCCTCTGCTGTAGACCGGGCGTGTGTGCTTTGACTTTCTTTTGTCTTTCGGATTGTAGCATCCTGATTGCGTCTCGCACTGCTTAACTGCTTTTGCAAATTTTTCAAGTTCATTGCAGAACTTGTCAGCTGCTTCCGTAAACGCTTTAAAAAAATCATTGAGTTCGTCACTCATATCATTCCTCCGGCGCATCAATGCGCATCCAATGCGTCACTGTCACATTTTTCGGCAGCCTCTCGCCTATCTCGTCCCAGAACTGACCGTCTGCGTAACAGCCAAGAAAGTACGCTGTCGGCGATATTCCTTGCAACATTTTTCCATCTTTATCACACCACATTGTCTTAGTCGCAAGCAGCAAAGGCTGCGTCCGTTCTCGTGGCTGTTCGCTTGCCGGATGCCATATCGTGCTATTCACTCAATCACCTTCCCATACGCCATCCGGGCGCATCTTTGCAAACGCCAGCAGCCCATACAGCGCACGCTTTGCATTGCCTTCTGTTGCGTTCCAATAGTCGCTGTCGTCAACATCATTGCCCAGTGCGGCAATCGCCTTTTCCAGCATCGGGATGCTCTCTGCGCCTGTTTTACCGTAGATGGAGCGGATGCCGTTTTCTCCAAACACATCTTTACGGTAGTAAAAGTCCGCATAGTTCCATGTGACGTTAAGCCACAGTTCCCTTGTTCCGCCGATGGCTCTCATACCGCCTGAGATAAAATGTGCGCTATCCGCTTTAAGCGTTTCATGCGTTACAGGATCGCACAGCGAAATATCATAGCTCATTTTCTCATCCTTTCGCCAGCCATACAGCCAGAAGACCACCGCCAAAGGCAGTGGCGTTAATAGCCACTATTATCATTGCATGAGCAATTGTTGAGCGTTCTGGGTGCTTCCACGACCATCCAAGCGAAATGTCATCGGTCATATCCCAAAGAAACATTTCAAAAATCGTGACAAAGGCTCCAACAAAGAATGTTATGAGCGACCCCAAAACAAATATGGCAAATGTTTCTTTAGCTGTCATTTTCTCTTTTCTCCCATTCCTTGCACCCACGTTTATCCCACACAAAGTCTGCAACGTGTTTTGACTGGTCGTTCACACACACGCCCTCCGGCTCTGCGTACCATTTGCAAGAGCCGCAGAACGGCTCGGATTTGTTCTTACAGGATTCTGCCGTGCATCGGATAGCCTTACCAGCAGAGAACTGCTTGATTCCAATGCAAGAGCAATGTTCGGTGGTGCAGTAAACGTCCATTATATCTGCCCTCTATTTCTCCTTCTGTTGGCATTGAACCGCCCGATCACTCGCTTATACTCTTCATAGCACTCCGGGCACAGGTCGCCTGTGTCCCTGCGCCACGCCCAGTCTTTGAAGTATTCGTCAGGGTTCATCATCCTGCCGCCCTGTACCGCTCCGCAGCGGTCGCACACTCGCTTGTGGTAGATTCCTCTGTCAGTCTGCATTAAATTCGCCTGCTTTCTTTTTAGATGCGCGTTTTTTATTTGGGCTTTCAATCTGCTGTGGGATAGAATCAATCAGATTCTTGAACTTCTGCATAGTTTGATATTCAATCAAGCCAAGCATAAACTGCGCTAGTTCTAATGGCGTTCCAACCTGTTCCGAACGACCGTCAGGATATGTAATGATTTTCATTGCTCGTTCTCCCCAACATCCTTAAACAGGATTTCTTTGTAGGCTTTCCAGTCTTTTATTTTGCACGGAATGTCCGTGCCGGGAATGGTCTTTTTCAGACCATCCATCTGCCAGACGTTCCATGAGATGATGTCTGCGACACAGTCAAGAAACATGGGCATACTGCCGATTTCCAGCTTTTTAGCATCAAACCGATACCTAAAATTTTCGACCAGCGTCAGGAACAGGTTGCACCTTGCCAGCAAGACATTGTCTCCCTGCCACTCATAGCCGTATGTCGATGCGTAGGCGCTGATTGCCCAGCACATCCACATATCGTAGTCATGGAACTGCTCTGCCAGAACATTTAGTTTCCTATCCAGCAGACCGATTCTGTCCGGCACGGCAATCATCTGCCCTGTGGTGGTGTCGTATCGGCTTGTGAGGAACGGCGCTTCTCCACAGGTTACTTCAAGACAAGTCTTGTTGATATACTCCTTCCAGTCCTCGCCCTTCAGGTCGTTTTCGGCAACTTCTGCCATCTTCTTGCAAACCCAAGTCGGCGTAAACACCTCTGCTTTCTTGCTGGTGCGCTTCTTTTGGTCTGCAAGTCGTTTCTGCACACGAGGAACAAGTTGAACCTTGTCCAGTTGTTCCAGCGTGATTTCATCTGCAAAGCCAACGCCAAGCTCAGGCGGCGGGTCTGTCGCCCAGATGATGTTCTTGCCTGTCGTGTGGTCTTGCAAGAGAACAGGCAGAAACGTGCGCAGGCATGGGTCGGAGAAGTCAATCAACATTCTTTGTTCTTTCAAGAACAATTCTTTCAATTCGTTTTGCTTCCTCTCCTGAATAGATAATTTCTTTGCACTCATTGCAATACCATCCGCTTAATTTTTTTAACGTTACACATTTTCCGTTATGTCTGAATTTTTGCGTGTAGTCGTGGCGAAAAATCATTTTTGAACCACAAGTGGGGCATTCTGTCATGTTTATCCCTCCGCTTCCGTAAGCCTATAAAAACGCTTTTCTGTAATTCCTAATAGCATTGCAGCTTCTTCCATTGTCATTCCACCATTTATCCACGAAAAATATACTTCGTCAAAATGTTCAGGTTTTTTTAATTTTCTTGGTTTCGGATTTTCTTTTGGCTGTGGCTTTGGAATTTTCACGCCAGCAGGAATCCTTTGCCTTGCGTATGTGTAGAATGTTCCATAAGGAAGTCCGCATTTCTTTGCCGCTTCTGTTCCTGCAATTTTCCCATTTAGATACGCTTGGAACGCTTCCTCAAATCCATCTGGCAATTCTCTCTTTGGACGACCAAACCTAACTCCACGAGCCATTGCAGCATCGATGCCCTCGCGTTGACGTTGTTTAATGTTTTCTCGTTCTGTTTGCGCAACAAAAGCTAAAAGCTGTAGCACAATGTCGCTAATAAGCGTTCCCACAAGATTCTTGTCTGCTCGTGTGTCTAACAACGGCATATCCAGTATTACAATGTCAACACCCTTCACTTTGTTTAGCTGTCGCCACTGTTCTTGTACATCTATGTAATCTCGTCCCATTCGGTCAAGACTTTTAATAAAAAGAACATCGCCTTTTTTTATTTTTCTTTTCATCCGTTTCCATGCAGGGCGGTCGAAATTTTTGCCGGACTGCTTATCTACATAGATACTTTTTTCTTCAATTCCGGCTTCTTTTAATGCGATTATTTGCCGTGCTTCGTTTTGGTCGGATGAACTCACACGAGCATACCCGTAGTTCATTTTTTTAGCCTTTCATTCACTGAGCTTTGATTCTTTTTCTCATTTTATTTTCCATTGGTCAGCCCTCACCATGATTTTGTTTTTTTCTTTCAGCCAGTCCTTGACGCAATGGAAGCAATGCTCACGGTTCTGGCAACGCTCCGGGTCTCGATTCTTGATAAGCTCGCAGATGCCCCGCGTAAAGTTTTCTGTAATATCCTCGTCCGTCATGGAGCGGATAAAATCGCCGTTAGTCATGTTCCACCACCTCTCTGTACTCCACGTCAATCCCCTTCGGCAAAGCCGTCTGGTACTTTTGGGCAAGCTGCTCTGCGCTCTGGGCATCACCCAACGGCTGTTCAGGCGGCGCAACGGTGACTTCCACGTTGTCACGCATGCCAAAATAGTTCTTGGCTCGGAAAATCCACTCTGCCGGGTTTTCCTGACCATACATACCGTTGTACGCCCACATGGACTGCATTTGCAGAATCAGCTTCAAGATGTACTTCTGCTGCAAGCTGTCGTCACGGCGTTTGCCTGTCATAATCTGTCTAAGACTAGGCCATTCAATGCCAAGCACCAGCGCAATCCATTCCACCACAGGGGAGATTCTGGCTTCGATGCAAGCGTCAAAGAAGAAATCAAGGCGTTGCTGCACTTCAATCGGGTTGTTCATGTCCACGCTCGGAAGGTCGCCAAAATACTTGGCTGCAATCATGCCGACAACTTTCTTGTCCTCTTCATCGCCGATTCTTGACTGCAAATCGCCTGTGTTCAGCATCTTAGACCTCGTGATTGCCAATTCCTGCTGTTCTTTCACCTTTTTACTCACCTGTGAGCGGATAGATTTCCGCTTGTTAAGCATCTGTTGTTTCTTCTTCTCACGTTCTTTCTCACGCTTCGCAGCAGCTTGCTCTTTCGCCTTTTGCGCTCGCTTCTCACGCTTTTTCTTTTCCGCTTCGGTCAGCGGCGGTCTGCCACGACCACGCTTCGGGGGTGTTGCCATGTGTCAGACCTCCTTTGGTGGTTCAGGAAGATACGCCCAATGAGTTACATCCACAAGTACAAAACACTCGTTGTCTTGCCATAATCCTTCATAAGATAAAAATGCAATTTCAATGCCAAACTTTTCTCTTTTTACGAGAACTTCTTTGTCTTTTTCGGGTAAAACTTTCTTGGAATCAAACCATATATTGGCGGGCTCAGATTTTTCCAATACGTTGGCTAAATCTAAAAACACATCTCCAATGCTACTTCTGATTTGTCCTTGTATGTATACGATGAAGTTTTTGCTATCCAAAAACGACTTTGCTTCATTCTTTTTGCTAGCACCAACAGTTTTCCACGCCGCAATGATTGGCTCAACATCAACCAGCTTCACGTTCTCACCTCTTCATCTTCGTTTCGATGTTGTTCAGATTCCTTGCAATCCACCAGACGGAACAACAACTACCAAGTTCGTTCCACCACGCGCACTTTTCTTTCTCACAGATGCACCGACCAAGCGGATTGCTGGTCATTTTCATCGGGCAGTAAAGTTCATTATCCATTGGTTATTCCCCGTTCATCTCATAACATTTGCCGCCGTTCTCGTTGAATCCCAAACACCAAGCTAACTCGGAAGCCATTTCCTGATAAATGCCTTTGATATTAAGCTCAGTTTCGGATTCCGCACAGCCGCTATAAAGACCATACAGAAAAGCCAGTCTTTCACGCCCTACCATGTTAATTTCCTGAATCATCATTTCCACCCCATCACAACAGCCGTACAAACGGCCAGACACACGTTGACGAACAGCCAGACAAGCATTGCCTGCCGTTCCTCAAACAGGCTGTTCGCCATGGTCTTGATTGTCCGTTCAGACTGAACTACTACCGCCAGCAGGACTAAGCAGACCAGCCAGCGAGTTGCAAAATCAAACATTGTTATCCTCCATCAAATCGTCTATGCTCAACTGACCGCTGATGTTGTCGTCTTCCATCCACCAGCGGAAAACGTCCATGCCGGCCTGCCAGTCGCACGGCAAGCCTTTTGCTTTTCTGACATCAAGCATTCTTTCAAACGCAGAAATGTACATTTTTTCATAAGAAGGCCAGCGCATAAACTCACGCTGTCTGCCCCCCTACCAGCCATAGGACAGCCAATGCAGCCATGCAAGAGGGGCAAAGATTGAAACTATAATCTTGTGGGCATCCAGTGCTGTATACCCTTGCTTCAATCATGTTGAGGTTGAACCAATTGCCCATATTAAATGTTTCGCCGCATCGGTCACACTTAAACACTTCATCCATGCTCTTTCTCCAATCTTTTCAACAGCGCATCCACGTCATACCGCCAATGGACACGCAGCCTTTTTGCTTTGACCTCTATCCCCTCTTGCTCTGCCCACTGCCAATGGATGCTCTTGCGGCTCTCGTTGTAACGAAACGCCAGAACCTTGCTGGCAGGGATTGCAAAGGTGCGGTTGACCGCCCTGTAATTGACTATCACATGGGCGGTCTGACCGCTGTACCCCATTGCTTCCACCATGTCCGTGATGTGCTTTTCCTTGCGATATTTGCACTTTTCCTTGTCGTACTTGCCGAACACCTTTTCCAGAGGGATAGAGGGCGTTTCAATGGTTTTCAGCTCAAACAAGTGGTTCATCGGGTAACGGTACACAAGGAAGTCACAAATGTTGTCGATGGAGAAGGACAAGTTCTCGTTGCCGCCGTAGTAGGTGGCGGCGCTGTCTTTCAAGCGGTAGCACCACGCATCCTTTGGCACGGACGCTTTGAAGTCTGCTTCAAACTGCTTGCCAGTGTTCATGATTCAAAATCCGGAAAGCCGGGAAGATACATCCAATGCGTAATTGTGTCGTCGGCTAATTGGTATGTCCTGTTCCATTCCTTTGTTTTGCTGTCAAGCCATCCGATGTCTCTAAAGCATTCTCCGCTAGGTCTTACAACCAAAATCAAGAGAGGTTCATCGTATTTCGGCTTTTCATCCTCAACTCTTATCCACGCTTCCGCTCCAAACGCTTCCTCAGGAAAAAATTTCGCCAAATTGCTATCGCACGTCTTTACAGAAACACGACGTACATTTTCAAAAATTTTGTCCGAACCAACAGGAAGCACAACTTCAAGCGTGTTTTCCTCAAGATTGTTTGCTTTACAAATCATCATCGTTCACCTCTAAATTCAAGGAATACGAGTTGCCTTGTCAGCAGGCTTTTCCATTTCCTTCATAATCCGCTTGTGTTCTTCGATTGTCATGTTGTTCGGGAAGAAACACCTGTCAACCATTTCAAACGGCTCAATATAATGGTCAAGAACATCTCGTGCTTCTTTTCGTGCCTTTTCAGCACACATCTCGATATATTCTTCTTCGGTCATGTTGTAATCGGTGACACAATCGACCACCGAAGAAAACCGACATAGCAAACCGTTAGGCTGTCTTGCAATAAACGCTCCCATTTATCGTTCACCTCTAAATTCACTTCCGAGATACCGCTTCTTGCCACGTTCCCGGTGCTTGTCCTCATAATCGCGGTGGTACACGCTTTGGCTATAATTCAGCTCATGCACGAACGCCTTGCGCTCCTCGAAGTCTTTCTTCTCTGCCTTGTACTTCTCGCAAGTGTCGTGGCAAGCTGTGCAGCGTGATGTACAGTTGAGACAACAGGTAATCATTCTTCGCCGAATCTCCTTTTTGTAACGGCAATGCAGAAGCTATCAACTTCGCTCGCCCATCGTGCCGTACCGTTTCCATAAGTCTTTTGCCAAACAAGCGGAAAGCCGCCTATACCATCGAACAGACTGCCTAGCGTGGAATTTTCGCTCAGATAAGGCTTCATCTTCTGTGCAATCCAGAACCACTGAGGAAGTGCAATGGAATTTCCAAGCGCTTTATAGCGCGGACTGTCCGTCGGCTTGTGCTTCTTACCCTTTGTGTCTACCCACTCTCCGATATCTGTCCAGCCGTCCGGGTAGCCTTGCAGACGTTCGCATTCCGTTGGGGTCAGTCTGCGGACTATCCACCTAATTTCCGTTTCCGTTAGGACGGACTGCTGATTTTGCCCCGCTTTTTCTCTTGCAGCCAGCGCTGGAAACGTTCCGTTCTCGCTATATATCCTCCGAGCTTGATTATCCCACGGTGTCAAACAATCTTCCGGTTCTGTTACGATTGCCGTGTAGTCTGTGATTCTGCTTTCGTGATCTCCCGTAATGGTCGGAACTATCTTTCCATTTCCATTACCTCTTGCGTCAAAAACTCTGCACCTTACCAGCATATCGTTGTAAGCATCCTGTCCATTGTAGCTTCCAGCGTGAGCGCCGGGCGAAAGGGTTCCTGTTTTGTCTTGAATCGGAATCGGCTGAACGATGGCAAGTCCTCCCTGATTCTTCGTTGGGTTTGCGTCAGAGCAGTCGAGCGTTTTACTTACACCTGTTTCATTGAACCCGCTGTACGGATTTGCCGATTTCATGCTGTTACTTGACAACGGATTTATGGAATACGCAACTGCATGACGGTCGATTGTGTTCAGTGTATAGCCCACTTCTTCTTTTGCGCCCAAGCCGTTCGCCCCTGCCGTATCGGCTCTGTCAACAATGTTTCCCGCAATGCAATAGCACACGCCGTGTTCATGCCGTGCCTGTAGAGTAAAGGACGGGTCTCCATTCTTTCCAACTCCAAGACCTGTTTTTTCCCCCATCGAGATGTGTCTTGTAGCGATTTGTGTGTTTATTGGGATTATCTCCCCGGCTTGCACTAGCTGGAAAATCGTCTGGTCTTGGAGTGTCGATAGCGTCCCGACTTTTTCTGTTTGCACAAGTGCGCCCTTTCCGCCCCCGGCACAGCCAGAGCGGATTTTAAGAGAGTACGCAGCTGCTTCTCTGCTTTCTCTCTTATCCGTTCTTTCCTCTCGTTCAGAGCGGTCAGCTTCTCCCGTCTTATCCGTTTCTGTTCTTCTGCAATCAGCATTTCCATCGCCTTTGCGGCCGCGCCCGGCTCCCACCACTCCATCATTTCCAGCAGGGCAGTTTGCAGTAAGTCCGGCAATTTCTTTCCACGCCGGGATGCGCGAATCAGGATGCCTTGACAGGCTCGTTCGCTCAAATAGTATTTCTCCGGCGCGTTGACCTGCAAAATCCACGACAAGAGCGATACGTTTTCTTCTCTGGGGAACTCCCCAATATTGAGCGTCGAGCTGTCTCCAAGCCAAGCTCCATCCATTTCCGGCGATTGCTCCAGCTTTGCTCCATCTGCCCCCCCTACCCGAAGGTCGAGGAATTGAAACGTCTGGCTGTTCAATGCGGGCAAGTTCTTCCAGCACGGCTCTGAAATCTTCTCCTCCGTTGGAACTGAATGCTCCGGGCACGTTCTCCCAAATAGCGAAAGTTGGATGCAATCCATTTGTGCTTGACCTCATTTCCTTTATGATTCGAACCGCTTCTATGAATAGCCCGGAGCGTTCTCCGGCAAGTCCAGCCCTGCGTCCAGCAATGGACAAGTCCTGACATGGGCTACCGAACGTGATGCAATCCACAGGCTCTATCTTGTCGCCGTGAATCTTTGTGATGTCGCCCAAGTGTTTCATCTTTCCAAACGCCCGTCCAGCCAGATAGCGCAGCTCTTATATAAGGTAGGCGGTCAGGCTCTAATTAGCCAATGCGTACCATTTGAATCAATCCCAGTCTTGTAATTTCGCTTCTGGCGTTCGTTCAAATAGCCGTTATTCTTTCCCAAAAATTTTGAAGCGGCTCTTAATGTTCCAAAGTAATGAATTTCACCAGTTGGAGATATGAGCGCGACATCTTTACAGCACTTTTCAAAAAGGCCTTCTTGGAAGCCCTTCTTTACGTTTTCTCCAATAGTCACCCATTCCAAATTTTCGGGAATGTTGTTTGACGGATTGCCATCAATATGGTTTACTGTCAAATTTGGTTCGTATCCATCAACCCAAGCCATAGCGACAAGCCTTGAAACCAACATAGTTTTATGAGAGCCGCTTTTCCAAAGTTCAACTCGTTCATCTGCGTTCCCTTTTGAGTCTCTGTATCTTCTTTCTGTTTTCGGCTTAATAATTCTTGTTTTCCAAACTCTGACTTTATACCTTGCAGAAGATGTTATTTTACCCGGTGCGCTTCTGATTCTTCCAAGATTCGATGCTTGATAAAGCCCCTCATATCCCGGAATGTCTTTCCAAAGTTCCTCCATCTATTCCTTTCTCGCCTTTTGTTCCGGTAGCGTAACCGTTAGTCAAAAGGGAGATCAGAACTGTCGTCAATCACAGAGAAGTCATCTGCGTTTCCCTGCGAATAGTTCTGTGGTGCATCCTGCGCCCGATCGGCGGGTTTGCTGTCAGACTTGCCACCGCAGAAATCAACCTTGTTTGCCATGATTTCCGTTGCGGTGCGGTTGTTTCCCTGCTTGTCGGTATACTTCCGGGTCTGGATGCTACCAGTCACCAAAATCAGGCTGCCCTTCTGGAACCACTTGGAAACGAACAGTGCCGTATTACCAAATGCGGTGCAGTTGAAGAAGTCGGTTTCCTTCTGGCCGCCGCTCTGACGGTCGCAGGCAATGCTGAACGTGCAAACATCCTTGCCAGACTTCGTGACCTTAGCTTCAGGCGTGTGAACCAGACGCCCCTGAATTGCGATAGAGTTAAGCATTGTTTAGCCCTCCTTCGGCTGTTTCTGGGCACAGTCCCAACACAGGACACGCCCAAAGCGTTTCTTTGTGCTTCTTGCAGTTTCCAGCGGAGTGACTGTGCGGTTGTTGTACTGAATAGGCTGCAACTGCTTTCCGCAGCAAGCGCATGGGGGGATAGTTTCCGATTCTGTTTGCTTCTGCGCAGGCTTGCTTGCCCTGCTTGTGGTCTGCTTCTGGTACTCGTCCGTGTCAGCGTCCTTCGTATCGTCAATGCAGAACAGACCGTTCAGGGCGTACTTTCTAGCGTAGCTGCTTGCAGTGCCGGTAATCTGCGAATCGTCCATGCCCTTCTTAAACTCAGGCTCACGAGCGTATGCAGTCACCGTATAGGTGGCTCCATCCTGCGATTCAACCGTTGCAGTGGCTTCGATGTAGTGCCAGCTATCAACGATAACAGGCTTGTCGGAAAGCCGCAGCACAAGGCTATGCGCTTTCAAGATGGGCTTGACCGCTTCGAGGATGTCCTCACACGAGCGGTACTTGTATCCGCCAAATTTGTTCATCTGCCCTTTGGGGGCTTTCAGCTCTGACTGAACAGCCATCAGAGCTTCATGGATTTTGCTGTTATCCATCAGTTGTTCTCCTTCCTCGCTTCTTTCCTCACTTTACGGCAAGCCGGGCAACGCTTAGGCAATGCCATGTTATGTGATTCAAAGAAAATGCGCTCTGCACGAGAAATTTCGAATGCTTTTCCGCAGTCACGGCAAATTCTCTGAACGCTCGTGTTAGAATCGCACGATGCCTTAAATTCTGCTTCTACGATAGCATGCTGCTCTGAAACAGAATCCATGTTGCTTCTCACAAATCTATGCTTCGGCGCATAACCGTTCTTTCGCAACGTATCTTCAATCACTGCTTCCTTGCATTTCGCGCAGAGCGTTTCGGTGCTGTTCGGGAACACCGAAAAAGGCTTATTGCACTTTTCGCAGTGCTTGATTTCTTTCTTGTATTTGCCCATTTTTCTTTCCTTTCTTCGGCTTCATTAGGCTTCATTATTCTTACTTCGGCTTAACTCGGCTGTACAAAATCAACCAGCCATCAGGTCTGCCAACTGCGCACGGAGGTCTTTCAGCTCTGCTTCCCTGTCCTCAATCTCAGACTGTAAGTCCTCAATCGCTGCCAGCCGGTCAGCTTCTTTGGCTTCTGCTTCCTGCTCACGGGTTAGGAAATACACGCCGTCCTCCGGTTCTGTCACGCCACCGAATCTGTCAAGGTTAATCATCTTTGGGTCTCCCTCTCTTGCGTTCCTCTTTGATTTGCAGTGCGCTGTACCACTGGTCTTTGTCGATTTCGATGGTAGACCACCGATGGTTACAGGAAATGCACTTCTTGCGGCGAACGATGCTATCGTGGTCAGACCGGCTATCAACCGTTGTAATGTTGTCGCTACCGCACATCGGGCATTTCATTGTGCATCCCTCCACTCGCTGGTGTGGTGGGCAACACGCTTGATTTTCCGGCATTTTTTCTCGCTGCGTTCGTCCATCTCCTCGCTAACTGCCAACGCACACAGCAAGATAGCCGTTGCGAGAAACCCGCAGGACACGATTACCCAGCCAAGCATCTGCGCTGTGGTTTGACAGCCCTGAATCGCATCACCGCAGCCAACTGCTGCGATAGCCGCGATCAGACCAAGCATGGAAAGCGCCATTCCTTTCAAAGTTTTCATTGGTTCTCCTTAGTTCAAAATGATGTCAAACATAAACGGTTTTCTTTCGTTTATCACGATTGTTGCGTTCAGAACCTGCGCTATCTTTGCAAGCGTTTCAGTTTTAACGCCAGTCTTGTATGGTTGTTTGTTCGGACTAGTGATGTTGTAAACTGTTTGCTCGGATAACCCGCTCCTGTGAATAAGCTCAAGAGCGCTCATGTTTCGCTTTTTAAGCGCTGCTTTCAATGTCATCTATTCTCTCCTTAGCTTTTCACTGAATGTCCAAAAATCCAGATGGTTGCCATCAGAGCGCCAATGCCAATGATTGCACGCGTTGCGTTTACGCCAACCAGAAGATCAATCCGGTGAATCAGCCATAAGTTCAGCAGAAACGCTGCGAGAACCATCGCTAAGACGATTCCCCAGATCAGGACGATTTCTACAAGTGCTTTCATCTTTACCCTTTCTATTATGTATGTGTTCTAGACGGTCTTTCTCTCGGCCGTGCCAGCGGATTTCTCGCTTTCCGTAGTATCTACCGTTCATCGGGAGGGTCTACCTTTCCTTGTGAAAGCAAGTCGCTGTAATGCCCATAACTCATTCCAAGTTCTTTCGCCTTGTCATTTACCTGTTTAAGACTGTACTTCGGCTTTTCTTTCGTTGTATTTCCTTCCTGTCTAAATTCATCGGAAGAAGTTCTGATGTAGTCTGGGTGTTCTTTCCACCAGTCTGCGGTCTTTTTTCGCTTTACGGCGTTTGCGCATTTCTTATGGTATTTTTGATACTTGTATAATTTGCGCATCGGCCTTTTGCACCATTCGCACGGAACAATGCCATACGGAGCGCGGCGTTCGGTCTGTTTTTCTTTTTGAACCAATATCGCACATTCTTTGCAATACCGTCTTGTCGGTCTAACCGCGCCAAGATACAGACCGCAGCGCTCACAGTACTTTTCTTCCACGTTGCGTCTCCTCTTTCAGTCTGGCTTCCCGATTATGGCGCTCAAAGCATTGGTTGATGGACTTCTCCATCCACAGCACTTTGTTGGCATCGTTTCGTGATACGCCAGCAGCCATTGCAAGCTTCAGCCTGCGCTTGTGGCTTTGCGCTTTACGAAATTTCATCACCAGCACTCACCAGCCTTGTCTGTGATGAACTTCGGGACTTCCCGACCTGTGGCAATGCACAGTGCAACAAGCCTTTCGACCCAGATATCATACAGTCCTTCTTCGATCATATAGCACTGACCAACGCTTGGCTTCTCAAAATCCACCCAAATCGTCAGCCCAACAGCGCCATCAGCGACCGTCCATATCATACTGTAGCCTTCATTGCACAGGTTGTACATAATATCTCGTGCTTTGCTTTTGGCTTCGTTAAGTTCAAAAGCGTCCCAGTGCTTTTTGCTCTCATTGTAGGCTTCCACAGCCTTGTTAATGGCGTGGCGAGCATCGTCCGGGTGCTCAAGGTCTACCTTCAATGTCAAAATCTGTTCCATGTTCAGCCCTCCGCTTTCTTGCTCTTCTCCGTCTTTAAGAAGAAATTAACGAAATAGACTTGACCGATACCCGTCACCTTCGGGGTCTTATTGATAGAAGTGTGCCCATCGGAATGTGCAATGGACGTTTCCTTGATTTCAAACAAGCGAAGTTCCATAGACTTCTGCGTTGGCATATTGTAGTCCGTCCGCTTCTTGTCTTTAATCAAGTATCCGTTCTCACGCATCCACTGGAACAGGCGGTTCTGCCCCATCTGGATGCCGTTCTGCGACAGCAGCTTTGCCATCTCACCAACAAGAATGCTTTGGCTGCTTGCGCTCACAGCGTCAGCGAAAAGCGCTTTCGGCTTCATGGTTTCAATCTGCTTGTCCTTTTCTTCCAGTTCCTCGTGTGCTGCGATCAATGCAGTTGCAAGGAGCTGCGAGCGGGTAAGCTGCGGCTGTTCGGTCAGCTTCTTCTCCATCTCGTTGAATGCTGCGATATACTTGAGCTTCCACTCAAGAGCAGCCTTTCCGGTAAAGCCCATAGCCAGCAGTGTAAAGCCGTCACGGTTCATCAGGTACATGGGGTACTGCTTGCCCCTGTTCTCAAACGTGGTTTCGTAAAACATGGATTTGGTGGCGGAATTTTCCGCCGCCAAAATCTGCCGTATACTCTCCAAAGTGTCCTTGTGTTCCTTTCCGAAGTTCTCGGCAACCTGACGGCTAGACGCTACCGGTTCGCCACTTTTCGTGGATAGTACGATTTCGTTCATTTTTCCTCTCTTTCTTTTTTGTGTTTTCATGCTCAAATATTTTCGCTGTCACAGTTCAGGTTAATTTTCGGGTTTCTGCTCGATTTCCAGAATCTTACAGATGCTCTGGATAATCTTCTCCGGCTTTCGCTCGCCACGAAGAATCTTGTAGAGGTACGAATCATCAAGGAACAATCCAGTATCGCTTTGAACCTCCTGAATCAGCTCCGTTTGCTTCATACCTCGCTGCAACAGCTTCATCTTCACTTCCAGCTCAAAGCCAGAACGGAAGTTTTCTTTCAAAATTCCACCTCCATTTGCTAAAATCTATTGACAAGTACGGAAAACTGTACTAATATAATGGTGTAGAGAGTTCATATCGTACAGTGTTCTGTACTGCCCATGTCTGTATTATAGTACAGGCTTCTGTACAAGTCAACTCTTTTGTACAAAATTCTGTGCATTTGTATACTTGCACAAATATGGGAGTGTTCTTATGTCGGACTTGTACAACAACATCCATGCACTCTGCGAAAAAGAGGGAATTAAAGACGGAACTCTTTGTGCCAACATCGGGATTCGCCGTAGTTTTCTTTCCGAGTTAAAATCCGGGAGAACCAAGAGCCTGTCCGCAGAGGTTCTTTCTAAAATTGCAGCCTACTTCAACGTATCGGTAGACTACCTTCTCAATGGCGAACAAAAAGAAAACCCGCCCCAGCAGCCGCAAAGTGAAGTCGATGCAGCATTGGAGCGGATTAGAAAAAAGCTTGAATCTATGCCAAAGGAACAGCGTGAAGCGCTGATGAACCTGATCGAGAAGATGTGAGGTAAGATTTTGTATTACCTATTGTGTGGATGTGCCTTTTGCTTCTGGTTCATGCAGGCCTTGTTAAAAGGCAATGACCGTGCGCTATATGGCAACGGCAGAAAATATCGTTACCGCAAAAGAAAGAACCACTGGTTTTAAGTGAGGTGGATGATGAAAAAGCACAGCAAAGAAGAGCTTCTTAACGATAAAAGCAGTCACATGGGTGCAAGGTTTATGTACTCGTTCGGAATGGTTTTCATTGTGTTTTCCTTTCTTCTCCTGATGTATTCAACCACTGCCTTTATCATTTGTATGGCGGTTGGTCTGTTTTTGTTCTTTAAGGGCAAAAAGGAATACAATCTTTTTATGGAGAAAAATAAGCTAAAGCAGAAAATGTACAAAACGCCTATAAAAGCAAAGATTGTCGCTTCTGGGGTTAGTAAGAAAGCAGGAAGCGCTGCTGTTCGCACAGCGGTCGGCGGTGCTGTTGGTGGGCTTCCTGGTGCTATTTATGGCTCTGCTACTGCAAAATCCAAAGCCGATGTGACGTTCTATGTCACCTACGAGGACGGGCACAAGGCATCCGAAACCGTAAGCGCAAATTCTTCTAGGTTCAATGAGCTGATGAAAGTCTGTGAAGATTAACCCGGTAAAATAAAAACCCCTTGTGCCGGGCTGGTGTAGCTCTGCGCAAGGGGTTTTCTGTTATTCTAGGTCTAGGGCTTGCTCCGCTGCCGGAATCTTTTCAGGATGTTCCAACAGCCATTCGATAAACCTGTCAATCTTAGCTCTTTCTTGTTCGCTCATTGCAGCATATCCTCCCGATCAGCAAATACGAATGTTCATTTGATACGATTATACATCTTTCAGTTGTATAGTCAATGCAGTTTGAACAACTTCATAAAAATCGAACGTTTTCTTTGCATCCGTTACTTTGCATCGGGGAAACCAAAAATTGCAATGACAATGATTAAGAGCCACATTAAATTTAAGTTACCTTTTGCTTTGTAGCATTCCGTTGAGCATGGAACGAAAAGGGTTATTCGGTAAATCGTCCAGTACATCTGCTTTGACGAGAGCGTTTGTGCTGATGCTGTGCGAAACATTGTTTAGCTGCACAATGGCATCGTCTAAGTCTTTTACGGTTGCCCCACGCCGTTCCATTGACTGGAGGAAGGTTTTTACTTCTTCAAGAATAACAGGGTTTTCGGTTTTATAGAATCCGTTCGTAAAGTCCATCTTCTTCTCCTTTCGCAGTTCCACAAGCTGTCCGTCAATGCGTTCGATGTTATCTGCCGGGTCGCGTCCATCGTCTAAGGCGGCTACGGCACGTTCCAGGATGCCTTTTGCTTCGAGGTAAGCATCTTTATCAGCTTCGTACCCAGAAAGGCTCAGGACAAGCTCCAGCGTCCGTCTACGAGCGTATGGAATAATCAGAGCATCTACGGTTCGGTTCATTAACTTTCCTCCCACGGTTCAGGTGTGTGTGGTTGCCCATCGGGAACGCTGGCAGGCATTCCATCGATGATCGGCATACGTTCATGGTTCCAGATTACAGTTTCTTTCATTTTGTGTTTCCTTTCTATTTGGAATTTTTTGACAATACAGTTATAACACAGGCTGCTGTTGGTTCTCCATAGCAGCTTTTTCCATTTTTTGGCTTGTCGAATCCGGCAGTTTTGCAGAATTTTGTTGAAATGGCGTGAATTTATGGATGAATATTTGGTAAGAACGGCCAAAGCATTAGAGATGGCACGGATGAGCTCCGGTCTGAGCCAGCAGAAATTGGCAGCACGGATGGGCGTGAATCGTGGCACGATTGCCAACTGGGAGCAAGGTCTGGCAGCCATTTCCTTTCCAATGGCTATGCGTTGGTTTACCTGCTGCGGCGTATCAGTGGCTCGATATATGGACGCTTGCATTCATCCTGGATTGCTGGAGCATCTAGAGGACGACCTTTTCGACATGGAAAAGCGTAAGATTCTCATAGATGCCATGATGGAGTGTTCTTCCTACGAGATAGATGCCTTGTTGTATATGCGGTACGGAGATCACGGTTCAGACCATATAGGTGTTCTGACGGAGGTTCTGGCAAACCTCCATACGCCATTGAAGGACAGGGTCTCTGTCTGCCGGATGGTATCGGGCAGCTATGAGATAGCACAGGCTACCGGAACAGACCCAGACCCGAACGGAACCGCCCCAAAGATGGAGATTCTCTATCAGGCACAGGATGCCGGAACGGAAGCTGCTATGAAGTCCAATGATTCTTATACCGTGAATCCCAATAATATAACTGGCTGATGGTCGAATTATCGAAGTTTTTGCAGAACATTTTGTCCTCGTTCATCCACTTTTTGTACACCTATCGGGCAAATTTGCCTTGTCATTCCGTCCCCCATAGGCTGTAAATCGACAACATTCGCACGGAATAAATGACGGATTGGCGTTAATTTGTTGTTTGCAATTAAGCATCTCGTCAATCCGTCCCCCATAACACCGGCTCAAAAGTTTTTCATCCACTTTTTGTACACGTTAGATAAGACTAATCATTGCTGGAAAGACTTTATTCAGCAAATGAAAGGTTGAGTTATTCACAAGCTGGAATGAGAAAATAAAGAAATTGTTGAAAATTATCGTCATCGCCTATTTAACGATGATATTTAACCTCTTGTTTATTTCTTGTTTAATATATAATATGTAGATGGGGGACGAAATGACAAAGCATGGGGGACGTTTTGACAAGTCATGGGGGACGTTTTGACGACCCTATGGGGGACAAAAAGACAAGCCACGGGGGACAGAATGTATTGACTTGTCCCCCAATATGTGATATACTGCTTTTAGGCTAGAAAAGGAGGCGAACAGATGCAAAAAATATCCGACAACAACCTTGTCGAAAAAAGTAAATCTCTTGTGTGGGCAAAGTTCAGGGACTACACGGCAGGCGAGCTTCGGTTGCTAGAGGTTTACTTGTCAAGAATAAATCCAAGAGACCCAAACAGCAGCCGTGTGGAGTTTTCGTTGGCAGAGTACAGAGACCTGCTGGGGTTAAAAAGCCTTGATGCACGAAGGATTGAGCCGCAGATCAAGCACTTTTTGGGCAACACTGTGTCGATTCCCATTGACAAAGAAAAGGGAACATTTGAGAGCTTTGTCCTTTTCACAAGGGCAAAACTGGACTATGTGCCGGAAACAAGGTCTTATGTTGTGGCAATCACTTGCAACCCTGACCTTCGCCCTATTTTCTTTGACATTGCTGAAAGCGGCTATGTTCGGTATCGGCTGCGTTACACGTCAAGAATGAAGTCTCAATACAGCATTTTGCTTTATTCGATTCTTCGGGACTGGTTGAACATGGACAGCAAGCCGCATGAAATCAGTCTGAAAAAGCTGAGAGAACAGCTCGGTGCGATGGAAGCAAGCTACGATGTTTACAAGAATCTCCGCAAACGAGTGCTTGACGTTGCAGTAGATGAAATCAATGCCGTGTCTGACATCGTAGTGACCTATGAACCGGTTCTTGTGGCACGAAAGGCTGTGGCGGTCAAGTTCAAGCCCAAAATTAAAGCGTCTGAGACGCTGATTGAAGCTCAGGCAAGCGAAGTGCCGGTAGAACCTCAAAAAGCCGTGAGAAAGCCCCGTAGAAGCGGATACGATGATTTTGATTGGTCTGTGTGTGACGAATTGGAAAAGCAGGACTGCATTGACGTGGCGAAGGTAGTTGAGAAGTGGATGAAGAAAGAGCATCCAGAAATCAAGCTGCCGAGACGCAGAGAAGCGGTTTACGACACGGTGAAGGCGGCGTATAAGGACATCTTGTCTTTGGACAGGTCTCCGTTCCCTGACAGACCTGTTGGCTATCTGATTAGAAGCGTAGACAAAGCGGGTATCGTAGACAAGTATATGCCAGCGTTCTATTCCATTGAAGCGTTACAAGAGCAGTAAGACGTAGCGCATTGAGCAGATGATGCAGAAAGGAGAAAGAATGGGATGGATTAGTGTGAAAGATGAGTTGCCAAATTATAGGGAAAATGTAATTGTTTTTACGGAAAAGCATATTGACGTTGGGCATTTGGCAAGAGGAAGATATGGTTCGTTGTGGTGGGAAAGGGATTCCGTTGATGTATGGAAGGACAACGAAGTTCTAAAAGATGTAACCCATTGGATGCCGCTTCCTGAAGAACCAGAAAAATAAAGAAAGAGTGATAAAATGGCAAAAGTTCCCTACTCCGTTCTGAATAAAGCAGAACTTGACCTTGAAAAGAAGTTTGATTATCAGTTTCGGTTCAATCATCATGGAAATCAGGCTTCTGTAAGGGTTTTGCCGCAAAGAAGCTACAGCGAACTAACGCCTGACGAAGCGATTGAAGTCGGGAAGTCTCTAATCGAAGCTGGTAAAGCAGCGAAAAAGTTTGTTTATAACGGATATTTTATAGACTGGGGAGAATAAAAATGGCAAAAATCATAGCTGTCGCCAACCAGAAGGGCGGCACAGGAAAGACTACCACAAGCACCTGTCTGGCTGGTGCATTGCAGTTGCTTGGCAAGAAAGTGTTGCTGGTGGACTGCGATGCCCAGTGCAACGCAACGGACACCTACGGCGCGCAGACAGAGGAAGTGTGTACTTTGTTTGATGTAATGACCCGGCAGGGTACGGTAGAAGAAGGAATACAGCACTGTGAAGCTGGTGACATTCTGCCGTCAGACAGCGCATTGAAGGACATTGACGAGCAGCTTGTCCGGGACATTGGCAAGAACTTCCGGCTGCGTGAAGCGCTGGAATCCGTGTCAGAACGGTACGATTACATCGTTCTGGACACTCCCCCGCAGCTCGGTCTTGCGCTTGTAAACGCTCTGATTGCCGCCAACAGCATCATTGTGCCCATTACAGCAGACCGATATGCACTTGCTGGTTTGAGCCAGCTTTCGCAGACCATTGGTGACGTTCGCAGATACTTCAACCCGACTTTGAAGATTGAAGGTCTGCTTCTGAACCAGTACAAGAGCCGTGAGAATCTGTCCAAAGAGGTTGTAGAGCAGCTTCCTGTGATTGCACAAAGCATGGGAACAAGGCTGTTGGACGTGAAGATTAGACCGTCTATGGGCGTTCGCAAGGCACAGGCAGAGCGTCACAGCCTGTTTTGCGGTGACACGGCAAAGAGTACCAGCGCAGAGGATTTCAAAGAACTAGCAAAGAAGATTGTAAAGGGGGATGCAAAATGAACAAGCGGATATGGCATAGTGCGAAATACGACCCACCAAAACTTGATTCGTACAATCATAGGGAAAATCTTGTTTTTTTAGTATATACGAAATATGGAACGTATCTTACAGCAAGATATTGTTACAATATTCATACTGGTGAGTATCAGTGGTGGAACATTCAAACCGACTTTTATATGCAAGATGTAGAATACTGGACGGACGCGCCAGAAAGTCCTTCCAAAGAAAACATAGCAACCGTTCAGCTGAATAAAGATGAATTGATGGAAATTGTAGAAAAAATCAATTCCGCAAGCGGAATCCCGGAAGAAATTCTTAAAGTTCTAGGAATAGGCGGTAAGAAGGAGAAAGAAAAATGAAGTCAACCAGCAAAAAAACATCCGGCTTGCTTGGCGGCTTTGATTTCCAGCCTGTTTTTTCGGAGCAGACATTAAGCCGAAGTGAGCCAAAGGAAGAAGAAGTAAGCCAAATAAAGCCGAATAATGCCGAACAAGTACCGATTAAGCCCAGTGAAGCCACAGACAGCCATGCACAGCCAAGTGAAGCGGAATTAAGCAGTATTAAGCCGAAGCAAGCCAAAGACAGCGAAACACAGCCAAACCGTGCCATAGTCAGCGAAAGTAAGCCAAAGAAGCTGAAACAGGCGAAAGAAGTTCAACGTCTTATCGAACAAGGTGATGTTCCCGGCGCACTAGCCGAAGCTGGTTTGACAAAGAAAAAAATCCCGATGCCGGAATCGCATCAAGGCGTTGCAAGCGGTGACGGAAAGCGTTCAAAACGCATTACAATCCTTATGAGCGAGGAAGAGCGCAAGTACATCAACCGTGAAGCAAGACGGCACGGAATGACGATTGGACAGTTCGTGTATGCTCTGGCAGTGGCGGCGGCAGAAGGGAAGATTGAGTTGGAGGATTTCTTAGATGAATGATAGTGAACGATGCCTTATTCGATTTGTTTGCGATGGAGATATGCGAAACGCGCAAAAAGCCGTTAAAACCATTTTGAATTCCATATCATCCAAAAAAGATGAGCGGTTTAAAGAAAATATGCTTCGCAAGTTGGAAAGCAAAAGAGAATTTATTGAATTGCCATATAACTTACAGCATCTTTTGATCGCAGAGGATACAGAAGAATTTCCGGAAGCAAGATTCCTTCTTAGGAACGAAGAAAAAAGTATAACGCAGAAAACTGTTGCCATTTATCGAGCATCTGAAAAATTGAATGAAATGGGCATTCCTTATTTGCCGGCATTGATGCTCTATGGGCAAAGCGGATGTGGAAAAACCATGCTGGCTAGGTATATCGCACATAAAGCAAAACTTCCGTTTTTGAGGATTCAATTTTCAAGTCTAGTTGATTCGCACTTAGGACAAACACAATCTAACCTTGCAAGAATTTTTGATTATGTGAGAACCGTTCCTTGCGTTCTTTGTTTTGATGAAATAGATGCGGTCGGAATGGCTCGTGGGCAAAAAGATGACGTTGGGGAAATGAACCGTGTTGTTATTGCGATTATGCAAGAAATGGATAGATTGCCGAACAATGTCATCATTATCGGAACAACAAACCGATTTGATAGGATTGACCCTGCGCTTACAAGAAGATTTCCGTTGCAATACGAATTAAAGCCGTTGTGCCGTGCGGATGCAGAAATACTTTCCAAAAGGTTCTTTGAATATGCAGGAGCACAATATGAAAACATAGCTTATGAAGATCACGTCCCAGCATCTACTGTTATTAAAGAATGTACAGAACGAATTGTAAATCAAGTTCTGAATCAAGAGGATTTCTTGGAGAATTGACGCATGATGAGGTCGAAGGAATTTTACGAAGGAAGTATTATCCGTTTACAGAAAATGGTTAAACATGGCATTTACGTTCTTTTGCTCGATGCTTTTGCCGTAGCAGTTCAGATTCCGTTTATCTTTGCTGGTAAATGGGTTGCAACGCACTTGATTTTGTCCATTGCTGTATCTTTTACGGCGGGAATTAGTTTTAACACACTTATGGATAGCAAAAGACAACTTGATATGTACAAGGAAGATATGGAATTGTACTACACAAAAGAAAAATAATTTATGTGAGGAGAGAAAAATGCGCACATATAAGCCACACAAGCACAGAAGCAAAGAGGAACAAGCTAAAATAAACGCAGAGGTAGCAAAACGTAAAGCAAAACTGGCTGAAGAGTACAATACTGACACGCAGTATTACAAGGGTATTCCTGTTGAGCTGATTGTAAGAGAGGACTACGGTTGCTACAAAGCAAAGCGTTTCAAAATCAACGGAAGCAATCAAAACGTGTGGATTCCAAACTGTTATCTTGAAGATGACGGAACAATCAAGACAAATATGAACATTGATTTTGTATTTCGTAAGTCTGTAAACCAGTTAAATAAAGCGGGAATCACGCAAGCGATTATTGGTATCAAACGTAAAATGCCGGAAGAAGATGTGCCAAATCTTAAAAGCACTATGCAAAAAATCGGAGATACCGGAACTTGCTAAAGAACAAACCCCTGTGCAACCAATCAAGGCTGTACAGGGGTTCTGTTTTACTTATCAGTAATGCAATCCCAGTAGAGATACGCCTTACCATCTGCGGCATCCGTGTCATCAAGGAACGCTTTTGCCATGTCAGCGTAGAAGCCCGGAGTGTCAACGGACTGGCGCTTTGCGACTTGGCAATAATCCGAGTACATCATGTTCATGACAGCCCAGAAATCGTTCGGGTCACAGGTGATATTGCGCTGTTTGGCAACGTCCTGTGTCTGTTCCAGTGTCCAGTGACAGCCTTTAGTGCCGTCAGCGTTCACCATGCTGTCGCACCATTCTTCCGCTTCATCGTGGGTGAGGTGCTTGCGTGGCATCTTGATGGAGCGGCTGTCCGCACCGCCATGCTCATACTGTCCAGACCGCTTGTCCCAGTCTCCGCTCTGCGAGAAGCCAATCTGCGGCATCTTGCGCCCATACTCAACGTCAGGGTAGCGGGGGATAGGGTAGGGGTCAATGTAGCGGTTCTCCTCCTGCGGATAGTAAGGATAGCGGTCGTTGCCGCTTTCCAGCTTACGCAGACGGCGTTCCATCTCACGCTCCCTGCGGTCACGTTCTTCCTCAAGGCGGTCACGTTCCGGCTCACGGTTTTTGTCGTGGTCACGGAGCATCATCATGCGGCGAAAATTAGTCTTGCCCATAATCTATACCTCCTCAAGAAATGGACGCAGGCGCACCAGCGTGAGAGCGGCAGAAGCAGCCCAGATATTTGAACGTGCCGGTGCCGGTCGCAGACGTTGCAACGCGGGTAGCGTAGCGGGTGCGGGTGTGGATGCTCTCGGCGGTCGCCTGAGCGCAGTTGCAGTCGGTCAGAGGGTATGCGGTCGTGCCTGCACCGATAGTAATGACCACAGGGGCGTTGATGGTGGTTGTGTCCGGGATGCTCTGGGCAACCACGATGCAATACTTCTCTCCGTTCTGGTATGCGCCAGCAGGGATGTTGATGGTCAGAGTATCGTCGGCAAACGTGACTGCCTGACTGATGACCAAGTGCGGGCAGAGTTTGCAGCTTGTTTTGCAAGCCATAGTATTTTCCTCCTAAAAAATCAGGGGCAGAGGTGTCTTACCCCTGCCCCGATGGTTCACCCGGTGTTATCGGGGAGTGTGTAGGTTAGCAGCAGCCGCAGCAGTTCACGCCAACGTTGGGGTTTGCCACCTGATAAGCGGGAATCGGACGAGGATTGACCCGGTTCAGGATGGTATCGGTCTGCTGGGACATCACAGTGGTCAGAAGCGCATTCTGACGATCCTGAGAAGCGGCAAACTTCAGGCTCTGGTTCTCAGCGGTCAGAGTGGCGATCTTATCCTGCGTGAAGTAGTCCATCATGCTGCGGAAGTTGGCGTTGCAGTTGTCCACGATGGCACGAGCGTTGTCTGCGATAGCCTGACGGGTAGCGCAGTCCTGCTGTGCAATGGTGTACTTCAGGTCGCCGATGAGCTGCTTGTTCTCGCAGCAGCAAGACGCAAGCTGCGTCTGGATAGCGGTCTGACCCGCCTGCCGCGCGTTGCCCTCCTGCATGATGGCAAGGCTGATGGCGTTGTCACCGTTGGACACGCTGCGTTCCAGACCGTTCACGAGCTGTGCGTTCTGGTAGCCGAGCTGACAGATTGCTTGATTAGTACCAGCAAAGCCGCCCGCAATGGCAGCGTTGAGGGTGTTCATCTGTGCCAGCTGGTCATAGCCCAGAGAGCAGATGCCGCTCTGGATGCCCGCCAGAGAACGGGAGGTATCCTGCTGGGAGAAGCCCTCAGACAGTGCCGCACGGGTGTCTGCGCCGCCCTGACCGCTTGCTCCGGTGCCTACAAGATACGGGATGTAGCTCGCCATACCGTTGTCGCTGCCGTTGCGCCCGTTGCCGTAGTTGCCCCAGCCGAAGATGATGGCGAGGATGATAACCGCCCACAGACCCTCGTTGCCGAAGAATCCGCCGTTGTTATTACCGCCGTCCTGCCCAGCCAGATAGCCAGTTGCAAAATCGTCCATAACAAAACTCCTTTCAGTTTTGCGTTATGCTATCCCACCGCCGTGTGCGATGGGCGAAGCCAGATAAAAGCGGTTTTTATCAAGTCCGCAAGACTGAGAAGCGTTTCGCTTAGAGGGATGCTTTACCGGGGCAGCGTCAGGTTCAGGACGCTTGCCAGCTGGTTCAGGTCAATGCCACGCTCTTTGGCGAGGTTCTGCGCCATCGTTCGGAGCTGTGCTTCGTTTTTGCCCTGAATCAAGTTCAAACCCTGCATGATGGGGGCATTCTGCCCGCTTAACTGCTGGATAAGCCCCATTGGGTTCTGCCCGGCGCGAGCCAGATTTGCAAGCTGCATGATGGGGCTGTGCGTAATCATATCAAACGGAGAGGGCATTGTTATTCTCCTTTCTTCGTTGCGGCAGCGGGCTTAGAAAAGCTTTTCTGCCACTTTTCCAGTTCATCCAGCCTGTGGACGAGGGCGTTATACTCTTCAACAGGCACATACTGCTGTGTCGGTGCAGCGGTCTGCTGTGCCTGTTGCGCTTGTATCTGCCGCCACGCTTCCGGGCTGTAAAACTCCTGTACATAGGATTCACAGGTGTCCGGGTTCAGCCGCTTGCAGTAGATCACGCCGCTTCGCAGGTCGGGGCAGTAGGTCGGTCTGCCGTATAGGTCGGACGGTATTGCCAAAAATTCTTCCCTGCTAGAAACAGGTCTGCCAAGCAACCAGCCGCCATCCTGTGCCGACTGCTGAACAGGCTGTTGCCCATTCATCGGCTGCGGACGCTGCGGTTGTGCTTGCTGCATCTGCGTGTTTGGCAGGGAAGTGGCAAGGCCTACCGTGCCCATGCCGCCGTAAGGATTGACAGGCTGCTGCGGAACGTAGGGTGCTCCGGGTGTTGGATAATAGCTCATAATGCATCCCTCCTGATGTGACCAGTGTACCGCGTCAGCAAAAAGCGAAAGACAACGAAGGTACAACAAAGGACAAAAAAGAAAAGCGCCCACACGGAAAAATCCGCATGAGCGCTTGGCTTTTAAACTATTATTTTGTATGCGCCTGCAAAAATTCTTCGACCGCCTGTTTTAATACGGAATTCGGACTCGTGCCGGCCTCTGCGCACGCCGCCTTAAACTTTTCCGCGTAATCCTTTTTTACGCGGCAAGCCAAGCTTGTCATGTTTTTCTTGTCCCATTTGGCATTGGATGCTTTTTTCTTTTCAGAAATCATAAAAGATACCCCCCCGTTTCGTTTTCTTTAGTATAGCACAAAAAAGCACTGTTTATAATGCCAAATATGCACAATGGAGCACTGTAAACATTGTCGAAAATGTCAATTTACATACACTATAAACAGTGCTATACTATAATCACAGCAAGGAAAACAAAATATTGGAGGACCATTATGAACGAGTTATTTGATCAAAAGGTTTTGGATTTTCTTTCTGATCTTGAAGAAGAAAGTTTTTACACTTACACTCAAAACCCTTGTGAAAAAACCAAGGATATCCACGAAAGGGCAAAAAAGAAATTGCTTGAGTATGCGCACAAATACGGAATTGTATAAACAGCAAAACCCCCGATGCTCCAAACGGAACACCGGGGGTTTTGTGCTGCTAAAACGGAAAAGTCTAAAATCAAGAGCGGAACTGCCCACAGGCAATGCCGCTCTCTACAAAGGCCGGAGCCTTTCAAATATCCGCCCTAATGCGCTTCTCCGATAGGCCGGGTGGATTTGTTAAGATTATTATACCACAAATCGTGCAAAAATAAAAGCGGCAAGCTCTGGAATAGCCTGCCGCTTTGTTGCGTTTGTAGAATCAGCTTCAAATATGTGTCCTACATACACTTAGATTATAAGAATATTATATCACACGCCAAGCGTTTTGTCAATAATTTTCAGCCTATTGCCGATTGATGTCCGACAATACGGCACACGCGCTGCAATATCAACTTGACATAGCTGGTCAACGTACCGCAACCGGGCGATTTTCCGGTCATACCTCCCAAGCGGCGCACGTTTTATCACAGCTTTTATCTGTTCTGCATTAAGCCCTTGCAACGCTGGCGGAAAGACTACACGAGCCGCCGCCACAGGCAGCACCGAGCCAGAAGGGCTGCGGCAGCTGTCCGGCG